CTTGTTTCATTGGGCAATAGACGCATTTGAAATACGTTGGTGACTCAGACATGCGCGGCGGCGGGTCTTCGGAATATATGATTCGCTCCGCTTTGGCTTCCATTTGGTCAGCCAGCTGCCAATTCAGCTTGACAACTTCAATATGCATGTCGTCATCGTTCTTATTTGTATTCATATACAAGCCATAGCGCAAGTTATACTTGCGGCCATAACTGGACATTTGAACGAAGTGTTGCGCTTTTTCGAGCGCAACCCCGCGTTCTATCAATTTCGTAAAGCCGGAGCCGGTGCCGTTCGTCTTGAATTCACCTAGTAACGGTTCTTCGATTGCATATCGCGGCGGTAACTCTATAACAGCGTCTAGTGAACCGCCAAAGTGGCCATTCACAGCAGACATTCGGAATTGCGGATGTTCGCCTTTTTCGTTTACCGGTTGTGATGAATCCCAAGTCCAAACCTTTGCGCCAATGCCTTCCAAGTATTCAACGTATTTGTCTTCTTCACGGTGACCGCGATTATAGAGCCGCTGAACGCGACCGAGGTTTATAAGTCGGTCTTCATCATTTTCGCCTTTGCCGACTTCCCGACCGCACCAACGGAAGACATACCATAGATAGCGAGCGCAGTCGTGACCGATCAAGGACGCGCCAAGGTGCCAGCGGTGCGGTTTGTAGTACGCCGTTACGGCATACTGATTGACTTCATAGCGAAGTTTGCGACTAATCAGCGCGGGTACGCCGGGCGAGTCTAAGCTTACGGCCTGATTTGTTTCTTCGGCTGAATTCAATGTCTCGTTGGGTTTGTTTAGCTTGTTTTGCATCTTTTTTAGCTCGTCGCCTTAGTTTAATTTCCCGTTCGCTAATGAATATTTCGGAATGCAAAGTTACGGTTTTTAACTGTTCGTCGGTTAGCCAAGAAATGTGACAACGTTCTGGTGATATCTTTAAGATATCGGCAAGCCAGTCATAAGCGTCAGCGCGTGGTAATAACCCATTCTTCCAAATTGGATCAAAAGCGGTGTGTGCTTTTGATCGAAGGCGTCGCGTTTGTTTATGCGCCATTCGGCCAAGCGGCGAATAAGTTCCCTTATGACAACCGACACAAGCGTAGCATTTTGAACAATGCCAAACATACGGCCAATCGCCATACGGTTGACCGTATATTTCATCGTTTTTAATAAATTTAATTTTGTCACTGCCGCAAACGTCACAATGCGTTGGTTCCGGTAGTTTCATGGTTAGAATTCCGGCGACGCTATTAACATCGCCGGAATGATTCGCCTTTACTTTTTACCCCAAGGCGGGTTTTGCTGACCGCCTTGCTGGCCACCGCCGCCCCAAGCTGGCTGATTGCCTTGCTGGCCACCGCCCCAAGCCGGTTGGTTGCCAGCTGGCGCATTACCTTGGCCCGGTGGCGGCGCGCTCGATTGTCCACCGCCCCAACCCCCGCCCCCTGCTGGCGGCGCTTGCTGCGCGCCTTGCTGTGCGCCCCATTGACCGCCACCGTTACCGGCTTGGTTGGGGTTTGGGCCCGGTTGACCACCGGCTGGAGCCTTGCCGGGTTCATTGCCGTTAATGTCGTATACCTTTTTGACTTCGGTGTAACCCTTTGCCGCCGCGTCGGGGTCTTTCTGCAAACCGACTTCAACAATGAACGGCCGGTTGTATAGCACAGCGGGGTCAATAAACTCTTGTAACTGACCGATTGCGTGACAAATCGCTGAAAGTTGCTGATGAGCGATGCGAACAGCGGTTTCGTTGGTGTTGTACAGATTCAGCCGATAAGGTCCGGTTGTACCTTTTGATGGACCGTCAATAATTTCAAGATTTAGTTGCAAATAGCCGCTTGTTTTGTCTTGTGTTGCCTTAAGTTCAGAATCACGAATAACGACGGGATGTTTGCCAACCGGCATTTGACCGCCGCTTTGCGTTGGGTCAACCTTGCTGGCGTCAAATGGTTGCATCAATTGAGTCATATAAACCTCTTACGACATTGCCTTTTCAAAGAGCGCGGCAAGATTCGGGTATTCGTATTCATTCAAACGCCCGCTTCTATCCCGCGCAAATGTATCAAACGTTTCAACAGTTCGGATTGCAACAACTGGCTTCAGCTGACCGGGTATGTTCGCTAACCCGATATGCCAAACTTCGTCGTACATATGCGGAACTTTAATGTTCAAATCCTGACCGGGGAAATATGGTTTTCGCTTTGTCACGCCTCCAAGTTCAATCATGCCTTCTTTGGCAATCAAGTAAGTATGTTTTTGCGGCATGTAATACAAGCCGTTCAATAGCTCCATTACATGCCGCGCCATTTCACCATAGGCTTTACGCCCGTCCTTCCAACGCGCCAATTCCCGCGACAGAAACAGTTCCGCCATTTGCGATACCGAGTCAATGCAAACGGTGTCAAAGTTTCGGGTTTCGTTCGACCGTTGAAGCCATTCAAAGAATTCGTCAACCCGATCCGGCGTGTATGCTTCCCAAGTCGGAATATTACTATTTCGCATGGTTAACATACCCGGCTCGGTCACGCATAATACAGGACGCGGCGCGGTGTTTGTCAGCGGTGTTTTACCGGTGCCGGGTCCGCCGAAGCATACCGACTTGACGCCAAACCGTTGCGCTAGTTGCGACGCCGGCTTAAGTTGACCGATATTCATAACGGTTTTTCGTAAGCCTGAATGATTGCCATACGGGCTTTGTCAACGTGTTCTTGCCAATCACGCCTTGCGCCGGGTATTTGTACCGCCATCAAAGCGTCACGGTATTCGTTTAACAAGTGATAAAACTTTTCGTTGTTGCGCTTATTAAAATCGCAGTCGGCTTTGGCTTGCAATTCTTCGACCGATAGCGGCTGAATTACTAGCATGCCGCCAACCATACGCAACACGTAGTTTTCCGGGATTTCCGGCAATACCAGCGTCGAACCGTTCGGCGCTTCATGTACTTGCGTCTTTGGGTTAGTTTCTTCAAGTGTGCTTTTTATTTCCTGGCCGTTCGATTCAAGCGGCATGTTGCCGGCTTCGTAATCTGCCATGATTTTTAAAACTTCTTCGAATGACTGAACGTGATGAACATGAACGCGCGGTTCGTCTTCATTGTGGGAGTCGTAAGCGCGCGGACGTTCAGAACGCTGTTCAAGCTTGCTTATATACTGCGCCAGCTTGCCGCGAGCAATTGAAATATCGTCCCATTTGATCGGTTGGCCATTGGCTGAAGCCGCTATGCCGTTTGTAATCACTTCGCGCAAATTTTGCAGCAAATGCCGGCCGGTAAATGATAGCGGGATTTCGCCTAGCGTTGACGACTTATAAATTTCCTGTTTCATGGTCTAACCTATGTTGTTAAAACGGGTTGACGGCATCAGGGAAAGTCATAGACGATGCCTGATGCCGTCAACCAAAGTCGCTTCAATTGGTGTCTTGCAGTCACCTTCAGCGGAGGTGTGCAACAACTGAAGCGAAAGACATTGCCCATTTCCCCGCTGCTGCTGGCTACCCGATTTTAGACCGGACCTACGCAGACAGCGGGGCGGGACTCAATTAGTTGCTGCCTTTTGGCGCTTCGATTTCGAGAACTGGCGCGGCGTCCGTCGTTATAATGACTTCATCAATAATTGCTTTGTCTTCGGCTGGCAATTTCTTGTATTCAGTCAAGCTAAGGTCGGGCGTCCATTTCACCAAATGTTCGGCGATATACGCGCCGGCCGGTGAACGTTCTTCGATGGCGGTCAAAGCCGCGTCAATGGCGCGCTTGTCAAGTTTGCCTTCGGGCGTCTTGACAAAGCCGTAATGATATTTGATAACGCCTTTAGCCTGATAGCCGCCTTCCAATTCAACCCGTTGCGTTCCAGTTCGGCTTGTATCAAAGCCGACATTAATTGCTAGAACGCGAAACGCCATTTCATCCGCTTTAACTCGGTCAAGAACCGCTTTAACGCGTTGCTGATTACGCAACAAGAAATAGAAATAGCTTTCCTTGTCGGTGTCATTCAGCTTTTGGCCCCATTCCAGCAAGCCACGAATACGGGCAATTTCGGCTTGCTCTTTGTCGTTTACATATTCTGCCGCCGGCATCATTGGTAATGCGGCGCTTTCATGCTTCGGCATATTGACTCCTGTTCGATTAAAAGACGGCGCTAGCTTATGCTAACGCCGCCATGCTTGTCAACGTTCAGTTGGTTTCTGTCAATTCGCAGGATGACTCCACCAACGCCGCCTTTTACTTTGGGGGAAGCTTATATGCGGCTTAAACGTTAACCGGCATTCTCTTCGCGGATTCGTTCGGATTCAGCTTCGTCGCCGACTTCAAGCGGGGTGTCGGTTGACGCTACCTTATTGGCGTCTTTCACACAATTGGCGTCAAGATACTTGCATTCTGTACCCTTCATGATGCTTTGCGCCAGAATCAGACCGTTTGCCATCCCGCGCATGTAATGGTCAGTGTCGCCGGTGCCGGGTCCGCTTTGAATTGCAACGCAGTTGTCCAAGTCGCTAAGCTTCTTCGCCAGCTTCGACGTTTCGCGCATTGCGCCGGCTTCAATGGCATTGGCGAACCAAGCGTGCAAGTAATCGACTCTATCGGTCGATAAAATTGCATCGAATCGCTGAAGACGATTTTCTAATTCATGTGCCCACAATTTGCCGTCAGTCCCTAAGCGCTTCAGCATTTCCACGTCTGATTCGGCAATCGGTTCATCTTCCTTACGCAAGAACGCCGGGATTTCGAGCATTTCTCGTTCGCCGGTCAGGTCGCGGGTAACCGCGTTTTCGGTTGTGAACTTATTCGGGAAGCGCTTCTTCAGCTTGGCATTGTTGCGAGCGGCGGCGTCATGAAAGTTGCTGCCAACGGCTTCAAGCGTAATGCCGTCATACCAAAAGCCGTCGCCGACTTCTTCGATAAGGTTGACACGGTCCAAAGGCTGACCGTTGTATGCAGCTGTATAGAGCGCTTCAAGCAGCTCGCTTGCTTCGGTCGCTTTGCCTAGAATGCCGTGAATAACGTCAACGCCTTTGTTACCGGCTAGTTCGCCTTGTTCGCTATCTTCAAGAATCACGTTGACCGAAGCGCATGTTTCAACAGCGTTACCCTTGCCATCTTCTTCGCCTTCAAAGCCGCCGTTGACCGGGTAACGCGTTGAAGCTTTGCCGTAGAACATTGACTTCTTAATTGCGTCCAGTCGGGTCAGCGCTTCGACCGCTTCAAGAATAGCATTCTTAAAGAACAGCTTTGTGACGCGGTCACCGAAGAATTCATTGCTTTTGGTGCTCTGGCACTCGGTCTGGTACTGAATAAGGTTCATTGGTCCGCCTGTTATTGTGGGTACGGGGCGCGACACACTGCCCCTATCGTCTCTCGGTGTCAAGGGAAAGATTACAGTTGAACCGTAAGCGGCGGCGGTGCTACCTTGCCGCGCTGCCGTGTAATGGACTAGCCAATTTTTCCTTTAAAAACAGTAATGAATACTACTCCTATCACAGTTCCTAGCCTAGAGTCTATCAGGGAAGCTATTCGAAATAGACCCCGTCGAATGGAGCTGATTCATATTGCCGAAAAGACTGACGTTAGTGTTGATTGGTTGAACAAGCTGTTAGCTGGTGAAATACCGAATCCGGGTTATTCTCGCGTCAAAGCCGTCATTGATTTTGTCATGACGGGTTGACGACATGGCGAATAACTATAATAACGTACCGGTTGAACTCCGGCAGTTCGACCAATGGATTGTTTGGAAAAACGAACAGGATGAAAATGGCAAACCTACCAAGGTTCCTTATAGCGTCAGCGGTCATAAAGCTAGCGTTACTGATTCCCGTCATTGGTCGAATTTTGATTTGGCCGTTGAAGCATCGCTTAATGGCGGCGGCTATTCTGGTGTTGGTTTCGTTCTTAGTAATAATGACCCGTTTACGTTCATTGACCTAGATGACCCGTACGCGCTAAATCCTGACGGTTCGCCGAAGCATAATAAACCAGAACGTATTGTTGAAAGTCAGCAACGTATATACAAAACGTTTCCAAGCTACGCGGAACGGTCGCCTAGCGGCAAAGGTTTACACATTATCGTTAAAGGCCACGTTCCTTGCGGCCGGCGTCGTGACTCGGTCGAAGTCTATAGCAACGAACGCTATATGACGGTCACCGGTGACGTATACCGGCCGGCACCGATTCAACCTTGCGAAGACGCTTTGCAATCGCTTTGGCTCGAAATGAGCAAAGAGACAGCTAACCTTGCAGCGTACTATGCTGGCACGCTTGAAGAGGTTGACACCGACACCGAAATTATACAACGTGCGTTAAATGCTGCTAACGGCGATAAGTTTAAAGCGTTATATGGTGGTAAATGGCAAGGATATTACCCGTCACAATCTGAAGCTGACTTTGCCTTAGTTGATATGCTGGCGTTCTACAGCAAGAACAAAGAGCAAATTAAACGAATCTTTCGTTGCTCCGCACTTGGTGAGCGTAACAAACAAACAACGATTAAAGGCGTTAAGTATTTAGACCATATAACTAATAGAGCGTTCGATAGAACGCCAATGCCGATCAATTTTGATAGCATACAGAATCAAATTGCCGAGGTTGTTGCTGAAACGAAACGCAAAAAAGGTGAAACGAAAAGCCAAAAAAGCGAAACGATGACCACTCAAGCTGAAACGTCAAAGGCATATTCGGTGCCTCCTGGCTTACTCGGTGAAATCGCGCAGTTCGTTTATTCAGCGGCTCCGCGCCCGGTACCTGAAATCGCCTTGGTTGCGGCCATCGGGCTCATGTGCGGTATTGTGGGTAGGTCATACAACGTTAGCGGCACCGGACTTAACCAGTATGTTTTATTGTTAGCATCAACCGGTACCGGCAAAGAAGCGATTGCAGGAGGTATTGAAAAGCTAATGAAAGCTGTTGGTAAGACGGTACCCGCATCAGTTGATTTTATTGGGCCAGCTGAAATTGCATCATCACAAGCATTGATAAAGTATTTATCGCGTCAAATGCCTAGTTTTGTTTCGATTATGGGCGAATTTGGTTTGACGCTTAAAACCATGTCTATGCCATTTGCACCGGCACATTTAATTAGCTTACGAGGTTTGTTTCTTGACTTGTTTAATAAGAGCGGCGAAGGCGATCAACTTCGACCGCGTATCTATAGTGATAAAGAAAAGAATACCAACACTATACAATCACCAGCGTTTAGTTTGATTGGTGAATCAACGCCGTCGCGTTTTTACGAAGCGTTGTCAGAAGACATGATTGAAGAAGGATTGCTTCCGCGTTTCTTGACAATTGAATACAGTGGTATACGTCCACCGCTAAATGAACAGCGTATTGTCAACCCATCGTTCTATTTGATTGATCGTCTTGGCGCGTTATGCGCTCACAGTCTTATGTTGAATAGTCAACATAAAGCTATTAACGTTAGATTCGACGTCGCAACTGAACAATTGTTTAAAGGCTTCGATAAGTTTTGTGATGAACGAATCAACAGCAGTCAAAGCGAATTAACACGTCAGTTATGGAACCGTGCCCACATTAAGGCGATGAAGTTAGCGGCATTGGTCGCAATTGGCTGCCATGCTTTTGATCCGGTAATTGACGAAGCGTCGGCACGTTGGGCAATTGAAATTGTGATTGATGATATTGAACGGTTGCATGTAAAGTTCGAAGAGGGTTCAATAGGTAATAGTATCAAAGGTAGTGATGAAGATAGGCAGTTACGAACTGTTATCAAATGGATTCGTACTTATATTCTTGACTCTTGGGATAAATGGGAAAAGATTAGTACCGGTACGCAAGCAATGCACAGTGACAAGGTGATTCCGCTTAGCACGATTCAGCGTAAATGTAGTAACCTTAAGGACTTTAAGGAAGATAAGAGCGGCGCGACGAATGCGATTAAGCGAACGTTCAAGAATTTGGTTGACGCTGGCGCGCTCCGGGAAATTGATAAGCCGACGCTAGGTATGAAATACCAGACAAGTGCCGTTTCTTATGTTATGGCGAATCCGCGTTATTTTGATTTGTGAAGATTAAAAAGCCTGTCGCCAGTGATAGCGACAGGCTATGTTCCTTGAACCAACGCTTACAGAACGTCAGCACCTTCGGGAACGTCACCATGCTTGCCGGGGGTAAACTTCAGCGCTTCGCGTGGGTCGGTATTGCCGTTTCGCTGAAGCTTCTGAAAGGCGGCGTCTTCCGAATCGGCGGCAAGGTAAAGCTTTGTGCCGTCTTCTTTTTCAACCGTGTAAACCGTATCGCTCATTGGTGTGACTCCTGACGTTGGTGACGTTATGATGCCCATTTCCCCGCTGTTGGCCGACGCGTAGATGACGGCAGCATTGCGTCTAGTCCGTCGTAATCCGGCAAGCCGGATTGTCCTACAGACCAACAGCGGGGCGGGACTCGGTAAAACCCTTACCCTCGTCAGGCTTCGCCTAATGACTCAGGTGAAGCGCAACGGGGTAGGGGCGGGTAGGGTAGCGGGTTACTCCTGATCGTGGCGCTTAGACCGCGCGAGCAGTCTCTTCGATCATCCGGAGCGATACCTTAGCACGCGTAGTTGCGACGTACATCAAATTTTGCTCCTGCTTCTGCTGCCATTCCTGACGCGCCCAACGTGACGGGCATTGACTTCGATTCAGCCAATACACCGTTCGGGCTTCCAATCCTTTCGACTTGTGAATGGTTGCCAGGGTCACAGCTTTCTTATTCTCGTTAAATAGTTCTTTTAGAACGTCAAACAAGGCGTCAACAGTTCGGTTAGTTTCGGTGAGCGCGCCCATAAGCGCATGTATCGCGCCAACCTTATCGTTAATTGCTTCAATCTTGCTGTCTTCGCCAGCCTTCTGCGCCTTGGTTACTTCGCGGTCTTTGTACGCCAACAATTTCGTTTCTAAGTCGTCAATGCTGTTTGCGTCCATTGATTTGATGAATTTAATTAAGCCTTCACCGATGTCGCGGCCCATGATGCGAACCGGAAGACGCGCCTGAAGGCGTCGCATTGCCAGGGAAATCAGCGGGCGGGTAGTGCGGCAGATAACCAAGTCAGTTTCTTCGAAGTCGTCAAGCAACCAATCGGTGTCCAGGTTCACAACGCCACCAATGTCATGGCGGTCGGGGTTGGCTTCGATATGGTTGACCCATTGACGAGCATATTCGACGACGACAGGGGCACAGCGGTAGCTGATAGACAGCGGCATTTCAACACACTTGAATTCAGATGCTATCAGGTTGAGCGCATTACTATCAGCGCCACGAAACGCGTAGATGGCTTGCGCCGGGTCACCCACTGCGATCAACCGGCCAAGAACAACTGTAGAATCATTCCATTGACGGGCCAAGATGCGACGAATGATTTCACGTTGAATGGCGTTGGTATCTTGCGCTTCGTCAACCATGACGTTAGCGAACTTTGACAACGGCAGGTTGAACTTGACTGCCATGTACAGAACGTCATCCCAATCGATCATGGGTGAGTTATTTGATTCTTCCAGCAACCAATGCGCTAATTCAATGCCGCGCTCAATCGTGCAGCCGTTAGCGTCGTCAAGGTCGATGTCATGCAACTGAACCAAACGTTCCCACGCTTCGAAGGTGTCAGGCATTAGGCCATCAATGCCGACGCCGTTGTTGCGCGCCAGACCAACCAGCTTGGTGCAAAACGCGCCGTAATTGTGGGCATCGTCACTGCTGAACGTCGCTTTTATAATGCGTGACAGCTTGTTGCCGGTTACGTCGTCAGCGCTACGAAGCTTCTTGAAGTTCAAGACGGCTTGCAGGCACAGTGAATGAAACGTCTTGGCTTGCATGCCAGCGTCGCGCAGTTCCTTGGCAATGGCGGCGTTGAACGCCAGCATGACGCGTGAGCCTTTTAGGAGGCTATAGACGTGCTTTAACGTCGTTGATTTGCCGCTACCTGCAACGGCGACGATGATCAGGTTACAGGCGGTGTTAACGACGGTGTCATAAATCGCTTGTTGATACTTCGAAGGTGTCATGGTCTGTTAGCTCCTATTAATGCAGCTGGTGTAACATCTGTTCGTATTCTGCGTCGGTCATGTTGTAAGATTCGCGTGCCAGCTGAAGCGCTTCGGCCCACGATTTGCCTTCGTTACGGGCTTTGTAAAACTCTTCTTTTGAGTACTGGATTAGGTTGTGCGAGTTAAGTTGTTCTTCGGTCATGTTGGCTGTTCCGGTTTGTTTCGAACTGGAAATGACTATAGCCGCCATTCATGGCGGCGTCAAGACATACGTCACAGTTTGCTTTATTCTTCTTTTTGTTTCTTTTTTGCAAATGCTATGGAGCCGTCAAGCGTCTTTACTTCAGCTTCAAACGCCAAAATTGCTTCTTTGACGGCATCAACTTCGTCACCAGTTAAAATAACGTCGCTGCCTTCTTCTCCATCGCGCGATAACAAAGATTTAAATGCGTTAATGCGGCGAACGGCGCTACTTCTAAGCGACTTCATATTGTTTATGGAGTCTTCAAAAAATTGCTCCGTAGCTGCTTTTGTAGCTTTATCGATAGTTACGCGCTCGTTTGCATCTTTGAATTTGTCAAGGTTGTCGTTATAGATGTCTTCAAATGCTTCAACAACAGCTTCGCGCTTCAAACCTGTTTTGTAGAACGCTACTCCGGCATTAGTGTCAGGTCCGAAATTTCCATATCCTAGGTTATGAGCGCTGCCGCGCTGTCTTATCGGATAGAACTCCCAAGCTTTGCCCCAACCGTTCTCCATGCCTAGGAAGGCTATTAGAACGCCGTCAGACTCGCGAAATATCGGCGACATTGTTTTGTGGTCTGAACCTGAGGGCAAAGTCAAACGCTCACCTAATACATATTTCATTGCTTCAACTCCTTAAGGCTATGCAATAACGTTGTTCGGTGTTCATGTTTGCGATACTACGTCAGGAGTTAAGCCAGCGTCAAGCCGCCAGCCAGCTTCTCAGCATTCTTCAGCTGTTCGTCAGTGTGTGTCTTGACGTGCAGCGCGTAATCGTTCTTGCGGTTGTCGCTCGGCTTTTGAGCCGGGACTTCAACAACCTTTTCGTACTTGATCATCGTCATTTGCGTTCGCTCCTGTTCAGTTACCGTGTGCCCACAATATACGGCTGTTTGGTGTCAGACTTGAGTGAACGTCGTCACAGTTTTAGCGTGTAAATTTTATCTTATACATAGGAGTTATTAAATCTACTACGGTTATAGAGCTGTTATTACAGCAAAATCAACACTTTGCATTTATAAGGCTCAGATAGGGTATCTACTATACTCTCGCGATATACACACGAATATATAGAATACATAAAACGATTCCAGTTCCTAATACTCCTAATAAAAGAGAAAAATATATTATCTATAGATAGAGAGAGCTAGAGCTGGCGCGGGTGTATATTTTACATATAGAAAAAATTCACTTGCTAAATTCTGTGATATCTGTATAAGCTGGCAAGTTGATGAAATTATTCATAGATATTTAACATAATACAAATTGCCCATTGAACTTATGGATATTTAATATGCAAATCGATAATTGCTCGCCTGAAATGGCAAAGAAGATAAAGAGCTATGACGATGCAATAGGAACATTCGTTAATATTCATCACCGAAGTCAATACCCGTTTGACTCGCTGAAAATTGGCCAATGTTTTTGGATGCCTCTTGCTGAAGCTAACGAACCAAGTATACGGCTCTCAGCTTCTAACGCTGGTCGCAAGACTGGCAAGAAGTTTAGCGTCATGAAGCATAGGGATTCCGGTACTATTGAAGTAGCGAGGATTAAATAATGAATCTTTGCAGCGAATGTAACAACAAAACTCTTTGTGTTGAACAGAGTAGTTGTTTTAAATATGGCGCGCCTTGGTATAAAGCCAAAATTGAAGTTGTTAAAGAAACTAACCCAAAGCACGATGCTTTACCGCCATGGCTTGAAGTGGTGCATTTGTATAAAGACAAGACATTGCGCAAGCAACAATTAATTGCACTGTTAAAAGAGTTAGAAGAATGACAACGTCAATCGAACTGCTAGCCGAGTTCAAGCAAGGCGTCAAGGTATATTCACCGCAGTATGTTGACGAACTGCTAGGACCGGTTGAAGCCAGGATAAACAACGAACGCGCGGTTATGAATCAGCTAGCGTCCGCACTGGCGCTAATGCCTTGCGGCTGTCGACGCGAGTACCCTTACCACGGCAAAGGGGTTAGTATGTGCGTGCGGTGTCGTGCGCTCGTATTGTGGGAAACATTGGAAAAGGGTGATAGTGAAATTCAGAAACACTTTGATAAGGTGATACCGAAATGAGTGAATCTAATCTGACGCATGACGTTATTCTTGACGGCGGCATGATTGTGGAGGCGCAAAGCGGTTGCGTCAGGTTCTTCAGCAAGTCGCGACTCAAGCTTAAAAACGAATTTGTCGGACCGCTGGTGTTCAGTCCGACGACGGTTGACCCGCGTCTTTTAAACCTGTTTCTTTACTCGCCGATCCTGTATCAAGCGACGCAAAGAGCGAAGCTTGATGCAATGGACCTAGAAGAACGTATAAAGGCGTTGGGTTCGAAGTTGCAAGAATCTGAACAGCAGCATGAATGCGTGCATATGTTGGCGCAAGTGATACATCTTCAGCATGCAATGGACATGGCGCAACGGGCGGCGCGCGAAGGCATTGACTTTGAACGTGTTGACGAGTTTATTAACATGACGATTGAAGTGAAGATGACTTCACCGAGGAAAGGTAAATGACGCTTGACACCATGACGTTATAGTGTTAGTATGACGTTGCTTGATTAACTTAATAGGTGATTTATGAAGCGAAAAGTGAAGATTGTTCTCGACAACGGTGGAGGTGAATTTGCAAGCGCTTCGACAACGGTTGTATGTGACAGTAATGGTGACATTTTTAAAAATGGTGACTTTAGCAAATGGGCAGTAAAGCAAATCAGCGGTTGGCCGCTTAGGGAAGGTGACACCATTACAATTCGGTTTGTCGAACCGCTGCCGGAATAAACGTTTAGCGAAACGTGACGTAGTTCTTGACGCCGTTTAAACTGACGCCTATAGTAGCGACATGGTGAAGCGATTCAGACGGCAGACGAAGTCGTAACTAAGGTCGCAAAGTTTGGCGGGGTTGGTGCTAGGTGAAAAGTCCGCTAGCGGTTCCTTCGACACCAACCCCGCTTTTTAAACGAACTCAGGAGTGACGGCTAATGAAGACGACGCGAGGAACGAAACGAATTTTTGCCGCGATAAAGGTAACGCGCCCCGATGCCGGCGGCGATCTATATGCGCCGGTGGATCAATTCGGCGTAGAGTCTGGTGATACGCCGTCATATGACGTTACAGCAGTAGCGTCACGGTGTATTGAGCTGAACAAATCGCATGACTTCTTTAAGCATGGCATTTGCATGGAATGCCCAACGGCGACGGAATGCACGCATGAACAGCGTTGTCGGTTGGCTGACGGAACGCGGCTGAATCCTCGTATGGTCAAGGACATTCCGACGCCGCAGGATTGGCGCGACTACCCGACGAAAACGTTTCATTGGGGCGCGATTGAAGTCAACCCGGCGTTCGGCAACCTGAATGCTACGTTCGGCCGGCAACGTTGGTTTAAGACCCGCACCAATGCGAACAGTTACGCCGGAGCGAACTACAAAACCAAGACATTCGTTATTGCTGATTACTATTGCAACAGTGTAGGTAATTAGCGTCATGCGTAAGAAAGCCATGTTGAAGCAACTGAACGCCGCGCTTGACTCGGCTTTGTTCAGGAACGCCCATTTTGGCGATATCGGCGGCGAAAAGCTGACGTATCGCGGCAAAGAGTATGACGTGACCGAGTTTATAAGGGACAATACCCGGCTGTATCGTCAGACATGGATTATTGCGCCGATTGTTCGAGCAATTCAGGAGATAGAACGCGACATCAAGAAAACGTGACGTAGTTCTTGACGAAGTTTAAAGCCGAAGTTAATCTAGCGTCACTTGAACAGGAGTAATGAAGATGATTAGAGATGACAAAGGACCGTACAAGAAAGGCGACATCGTCAAGCATAAAGACGTTGACGGTGTTGTGCGTCATTACCGAGTTCTTGCGTCGCATAGCGAAGGCACTGTAATTGCCAACGGTCCGCGCTTTACAGTGTGGAACAAGGATTTAGCTGAACTCAATCCGATTGAACAGGAGTGCAAATCATGACGATTGGAAGCTTGCGCGAAGTTCGGTTTAGGGTTAAGAACTTAAAGACGCGAAAGATAGAGTCCATTATGGTTGAAACCGCGCATAGCAACCTTGCTGACCTTGCGACGGGTCGTGGTTGGGCGGCAGGGTTGAATGGCTTTGACGAAAGTTGTGCGATGGCTGACGGCAAGACTGAAGGCGAAGCGATAGCTAAATTGCTTGAAATGCTGGACTTAAAGCGCTTGGTTGATGAGAATTTGTGAACCAAGTCACATTATTTGGTATTAGGGTAATACCTTACCCTTAAATTAGTGTAAAATATTCGAACCAGCGGCATCGCATTATTAATATATGCGGTGCCGCAATAGGGTTATGCGGCGGTCTGACGAAAAGGAATGGCCGCTATGTCGATTTACATTGTTTATTTGATTTTGATTCTTCTGGCAAAGCGTAACGATGAGGAAGTCGGGTAAATCTATATCCGGCAAACGGGTATTTATGAAATTTGCAATAGCGATCATTTTGATTCAATGGGCGATTATTTTGATGCAATTCTATTTGTTGTATCGAGAAGGCGAACGTAATCATAGGTTGCATGACAAATTAGACGAACTAGAAAAACTGTGAATTGAATCACAGTGAACTTATAAGTTGAAGTTTAAAGTAGCGTCTAACAACTAAACGGACGGACGCTATTATGTCTTGGATCATCAAACACAAAACCCGCCGCAAGACTGGCCGCGCGATGCCAGACGCTGGGTATTATTTGACGGTTGCTGGCAGCATCAACGTTGCTACCATTGAGCAAGCCGCCGAAGAAATGGTTGAAGGCTTTCGCGACCTTTTGAAGTTGAAGCCGAAACCTAAAACCCTTTGGGAAGTTTATAGTCGGAGCCGCACTAATGCGCGTTAACTTGACTCGTGTGGTGTATGGCGTTACTGTAGGCATGACGTTAGTTATGCTAATTGCAACGGCGGCACTATCATGAATCGATTAATTGAACTGGTTGACGAAGCGTTAGCGACAGCGCAGAATCTTGACGAAGCCGCTAACCATTGTACCGATAAGCCGGTGTTGCAAAAACGTTTGCGCGTTGCAGCGTCAACTATTCGAGCGCTGAAACTGAAGCTTGACCAGCCGCATTTGTTCAATGACCCCAATAACGTTCAATTAAAGGATTTGCTATGACATACACTCCCAAGAAAGGCTTCCTGCTAGACAAGCGGGTTAAGCGCATGACTCCAAAGTCATCGTTCCTGAAGAAGCTAGAGTGCGAGCAAGCGAAGCTAGCGCATCCTGACGTTAAGGCGTTAGAGCGCGAAGAAGCTATTGAAATGGGCTTTCCGAATAAGGTAGCGCATCCTAACGCGCTGAAGCGCAAGCTGACGCTAATTCGAAGCTATAAGGAGCGGCGTAAATGAAATGTTGCAAATGCGGTTATACTCGTAACAGCAAAAGTATTTTGTTGTGCCAAAATTGTTTTCATCGTTTTTGCGATAAATGCGAGGAGCGGCGCAAATGAACCCATACCGACGCGCTGAACGCATAGGACGAATATTCGGCTATTGCATAATCATTGGCTTGGCTTTAGTCGTCAGTGTGACAATGTTTTATCACTTTATCGGCTTTCGCTGGTTTGTTGCTGTCGCTGTTGGCGTTGTGTTCGTCATGGTGGCATATGAAGAACTAATATCAATTTGGCGTCAGAAGCGCGCCCAATGGGACGAAACGCATAAGGAGCCGACACCATGAACGCCACGCTTATTTTTATATTCCTGACGTTCTTATGTATCTTTAGCCTGTTCTTTATTGTGCTTGGTCGGGCTATTGGCGTTATTCGCCATATGACGATACCTATGTTTATATGTTGCGCATTGCTGGCCTGTTGTGTCATAGCAGCTATTGTGTCAACTACGCGTGACCTTGGTCATTCGTTTGAACTACCAGTTCAGGAGTTGAACCGATGAATCCGTCGAAGTGTAATCACGCTTGGGTGTTGAATATTAAGCCTGCTGTTTGCCTATGGTGCGGTATTCGTAAAGGAACAAAATCTGTGAGCGACATCAAGGTTGATGATGGCATCAAGATTCCGAAGCCTACACTAACAAATAAGGAGGAATACCGCGCTGCCTTGTTCGCAGACTACTGCTATTGGTATAAGCGCGTTTACATTCGCGAGCCGGCCGAAATGCAGGTTGACGCATCAAGCGACTTGATTAGCTGGAGTATCGCCGGTCAACGTCAACCGGGCGTAAGTCAAAAGCGATTGAAAGAGTTAACAACGTCGCTGAAGCGTCGCATAAGGCATAACTAGCATGCGCGTCACTCATTTTCTTGTCATCGTATCGCGCGAGCCTGCAACGGTTGACGGCGTTCGACTTGAAGAGTTCATGGCGTCAACTAAGTTTGCCGGCGGACCAATTCGCGCTGACGGTGAAAGCTATTGGCTTGACATGCAACACGCGCTTTTAAGCTATAGGGACGGCGGCGAACATACTGGTTTTATTTACGTTCTTCAGGAGGATTGATGCGCGTCAAATTCAAAACGTTCGGATTCGAACGCGAAATGACGCTTGAACAAGCGTTACAACAACGCCATTCTGATGAACCGCATGAACAAATTGCCCGGCTCTTGGCTCACTTGGTTGAGTGTGGGCAACTTGAGATTGGCGCGGCGTTCTCAATCGCTGGCGTCTATGTCGAAGAATTGGAGGTTGTCAAATGAACTCGCGATTTGAAGGCGAAGTTACATATGATAATCTAAGGCAAGCAATTGCTTCAGTTCCTGAAGAATCTGTTTGTTCCGTTTCTGCATATGAACATGCGCGGGCCGAAGCATGGAAAGCGTCATTCAAATGGCGCTATTTCTGGGAATTGAAAAAGTCTTTGCACGGACTTACAAAAGAGTTAACCAAAGAATATATTTTAGCTATGGACTTGATAAGGAGTTTGAAGTGATTCGCGAAGAAGCGATAGCGCATATGCTCGGCTGTAACGAATACATGCGTTATAGCGTAGCTTGGAGCGGCACCGAAGAAGAAAAACAATATATCGTTCTTGACGGTCGATATACTGCGAATCAGCTTGAAGCGTTGGCGCTTATCATGCGTAACGAACCAGACCTTTTTAAATTACGGGAGTCAACCGAATGAAAATATCCGAAATGATCCTAGAGCTAATTCAACGTCAAATTGAATACGGTGATATAAAAGTTGGTATTAAAGTTAGTGAAAAGATTTATGATGTTAATAATATTTATTGTTGGAATGAACAAATAGAAACATCAGGGCAAGTAAAAATTCTTGTGGTGCTAAGTAAATGAGCTTAAACCCTGAACAACTGGCGAAATCAGGTACCGAACATGCCGAACAAATGGCATTGTTCGCTTGGGCGAATATGGCGGCGAAGCTTGGCTTTGAAGCTGCTAATGATATGCGCGCTTATTCAACAGGTGTGCGTGGTGCTGAACCTGCCTTTCCTTTTCAGCCGGTGCCGGTTTTGAAATGGTTGCACGCTATTCCTAATGCTGGAGCGCGTGGCAACAAAGTTGCTGCCGCACAGTTAAAAGCTGAAGGCGTTAAAGCGGGTATTGCCGATGTTTTCTTACCGGTGAAAAGTTTTCATGTTCCCCGTGGTTTCGAAAATCGAATACATAATCGTGTTTCGTTAAGTGGTTTGTATATCGAAATGAAGCGCGCTGACGGCAAGCTGTCTGACTTGTCATCGGATCAATACCAATTTGGTAACTTTGTATTAGAACAGGGATTTGCGTGGCGGCTGTGCTTTGGTTGGCATCAAGCGGCGATAACGATTCAAGAATATTTGACATACAGCTTAATTTTGTGACGATTCTTGCTTGACGGCTTAAGTTATCGGCGTATAGTTGGCGACGTTCTAACGAAGTTTGTTCAATTTTCAATCAAATGAGGTTTTCAACATGGCGAGTAAGAGCAAGAGCAAGGCAAAGGCGGCAACGGCGATGAATGAATTACTGAAAGCAATCGTTGCAGCGACTTTGCAGAATTCTTTTGTTTATCACAATGCGGAGGCGGTTGCTTCCCTTCTGGCTGATGGCATGGTGGAGCAAAATACCGCTATGAACGACGGTCAAGGTGGAATCGCTACCCGCGCAACTCAGAAGGGTATCGATACCGTGAATAACTCTGCAAATCAGACTCAGACAGGCACCGATACACTGACCGCTGGCGACGTTGGCACCGTCAGCGCCGAACAGCTGGCAGGTAACGGCGGCGGTTCAGATTTTGTTATTCAGGATGACGTTCCCGTCCCTGCTATTACCGGGCGCGGACGTGGTCCGGGCACTAGCGTTTATCCGTTTGATAAGCTGGTGAAGGTGGGTCAGTCGTTTTTTGTCGAAAAGGCGGCGAAGAATCTGGCCAGTACGGTTAGTGGTGCGAATGCGCGCTTCAGCGAAGTTGTTAACGGTCCGAATGGTCAGCCGCTGATTATGCTGAACCGGAAGAAAGAAAACGTTCCGGTACGGCGTTACACGCGTCAGTTCATCGTTCGTAGCGTTACCGAAAATGGCGTGAAGGGTTCTCGTGTCTGGCGCGTCGAGCCAAAGAACGAGCACGTTGACGCCGCGTTGAAGGCGGCAAGTCAGCCGGCGGCGGCTTCGACTCTGGCACCGACGCAGGGTCAGGCTTGGGGTCAGTAATCCGAAACAGTGCAAGCGCGATTGACCTAGCTTAGCCGAAAGCGGTAGTCAGGTGCCGGCCGGATCATCTAGCCGGCGAGACATGCCGAATACGCAAAGCTGAAGGCGCTAGGGACGCGAGTCCCGGAACGGGCACCTTGGGCAACCTTGGTGCCCGTTTTGCGTTCTACGAGCTTCTGCGATAGCCTGCTGCGTTATGCTTGAGCGCCTACTTACCATATTGCGTCCGCCGACATTGCCGCAGTCTGATGAACCGGACAAAATGCGTGCGTATCATATACGTGTCGCTAATTACCATTTCAACATTGCTATTGCTGTCATGACGCTTTTGGTAATAGCGGCATGGGCGGCGTCGCCGCTCGGTTTTGCGCGTGCTGACTCCATTAAGCCGCAAATTGATGAAGCGTTAAAACCGGTTCAAGCTGATATAAAGAAACTAGAAACTGCAATCATAGCAGTTACAGCAAGTCAAGAAACAAATACTCGACGGTTAGCCGTATCGCTTGCTAATAGCGTTGCTGGTGAAATTAGATTGCTTGCGTCGAAGCGTTGTAAGGAGCGCGGCGCGCAAGGCAATTATCAAGAGCGCGAACGCTTAACAAAAGAGATTGATCGAAAGCAAGACGAATACAACGAATTGCGTCAAAGTCGTTACACAATACCGTCGTGCGAGGATTTATGATTCAGCTTATTCCTTATTGGCAATCAGCTTGGCGGCTTTGGTCAGTCCGATTCGCGGCATTCGGTACGTTGCTATACGCGTATTTTTTGGCGTTTCCTGATGCGGCTGTAACGGCTTGGCAAATGCTACCGGAGGATATCAAGTCATTCGTTCCGATTGAATGGCAACGCTATGTTACGTTAATTGTATTTCTTCTGACGCTATTGGCTCGATTGATTCAACAAAATAAAGCGTCGGTTGTGATTGAAACCAAGATGGCCGAAAAGGTTGCAACTGGCGAAGTCGAAAAGATTACGTTGTTTAAACCTGCCGATAAGTCGGCGTCTTCGGAGTAACTCGCATGTTTGAAATTATCATTGCTGTTTTTTCGTTCCTTGTTGGCGCTATTGTGACGGCACTTTGGCCGAAAGCGCGAACATGGAGCGACAAGCAAGGTGCTAGCATTTCGAAGCGTTGGACGGCGGTGCGCTCTGATTATGAACAGTTTAGCGTGCAGGCTCGAAATGAATTCGAGCGTATAGAAGCGGAAGCCGAAGCCAAGATTAACGAATTGAAGGCGCGTTACAGGAAATAATACAGTGACAAAGCAAGATTCAAAACATTGGTCACTACTGTTAGCGGTAGTGTTTTTCGGTAGCTTAGCTTTTATTGAAGCCAAGTCGGCCGAAACGCACACATCAAGCGAATTTCATGAAGTTCGTGACGTTGCCGGGCGTTTGCAGGGTGCAAGGCATTCGACGCGCGAAGCATGTATTGTTGCTGCTGAAGCGCTTGGTGTTGCTGAAGGTGCGAAACGCACTGGCGGTGAAGCTTTTTATAACTGCTACAGTGTGAAGTCGTTTAAGTTTACGTTCAAGCCAGGAACGGTGTCACCGCCGCCATCGTCAACGTTCGAAACGCCGAAGAACTTTACCGCGCTGCCGATTTCAACAACGTCGGTGAATTTGAATTGGCAAGCGGTTGAAGGTGCTAAACGATATTTGATTCATCGATGCAATGGCGCTACTTGTACCAACTTTAGTCAGCTTAGTTGTTATCCCAATGGAACGACACGGGTTCACGGTTCGCTGACTCCTGGCGCAACGTATCGTTATCGAATTGCTGCGTCAAAAAATGACTATTGCAATAGTGGTACGAATCTTAGCGGTTGGACTTCGATAATTAGTGCAACGACGCCAATGACAGTACCGAATCCGCCCGATCCTGACCCGGACCCAGAACCACAACCGGGGACAGGAACGGCGGTATTAAGCTGGACGCCACCGACGCAGAACACGGACAATTCAACGTTGACTAACTTAGCTGGTTATCGAATCAGCTATGGTAAGTCAGCAACGGCTCTGACTAGTACCGTTCAAGTTGCCAACGTTCGAACGCATACCATTGGCGGCTTGCCGGCCGGAACATATTTCTTTGCCGTTCGCGCATTTACCACCAATGGCAGCGAAAGCGCCAATTCAAACGTAGTTACTAAAATCGTTCGCTAGTTATGCGTACTTGGAAAGAATATAAGGATGAAACCAGAAGGCGTTATATAATGCGCCTTCTGGTTAATTGTAATTGTGTTGTTTCTGAAGCTGCTAAGCTGGCTGGTGTAAATCGAACCTATTTGTACAAGCAAATGAAGCGATACAAAGTTAGCAATGTAAAGTTGGCAAGAGAATTGTTAGCTAACGGAAGCGATACCATTGTTAAAGAAAAGGTTAGACGAAGCTTACAAAGGAAGATAACGAAACCGGATTGGGATAGACCGTTACCCGGTTACACTCCATACCAATCGAAACAGAAGAACAATAATGTACGGAATTGAACCAAGGCAATTTAAGTTTCATGTCGTTATGCCAGTCATTGACTATCTTGGTTATGACTTGACAATTATCACAAATCAAATTGCCGTTAATTTGGTTCTAGGAACGTGCCTTAAAGAAAGTCTTCTAAAGTTTATCATTCAACGGCCGAACGGTCCGGCGCTTGGCGTCGGCCAAATGGAGCCGTTCACTCATGATGACCTTTGGAAGACGTTTTTGCCGGGACGCTTTGAACTGCGTCAGAAGGTGTTGCGAATCCTTGGCCGAAGTCCTGGCGATGAAAAGCCACCGCCGTCAACTGATTTGATTGGAAATATGAGTTACGCCATTGCAATGACTCGTATCAAATACATTCGAGCGCGGCCACCGTTGCCGGCAAATACTCCGCTTGCATTGGCGCAATACTGGAAAAATCATTATAATACCGTCGAAGGTAAAGGGGACGTAAACGAAGCGTTGAAACATTTCACTTACGCGGTCAACTTATGAGCGGCGATCTAATCGGCTGGATTGTGGGTATTATTGCGGCGTTGCTTGGTGTCGGTGGCCTGTATGTAAAGGGTCGCAGCGTCGGTAAGCAAAAGGAAAAGGCGAAGCAAGACGAAATTAACAGGCAAGTTAGGAAAAAACATGATGACTTGGTTAACAAAGCAAAGTCTATTCAAGACGTTGTTGACGGTTTGTCTGATAGTGACGCTGAACAGCGGTTGCGTGACCGTTACACGCGTGATTGATACTTCTTGCGAATGGGCCAAGCCGATCATGATTAGCCGCGAAGATCGATTGACGCCGGGCACTGTGAAAGCTATTTTGGCCCACAATGAAATTGTTAGCAACATTTGCGCCGATGCCGTTGAATCCGGAGCCCCTGCGGCCCGGCGTCCGCGCGATTGAGACCGACGAAGAGATTCTAGCGAAGAAGGAACGCTTTGCGGAATTGATGCTTCGCGAAAACGAGCCGTTCAAAGTCGCGCTTATCCTGTATCCCGACGACACCGGCCGCGCGCTAGAAGTCGCGTCTATGTGGCCACGTGATCCGGTTGTGATCGAACTTCAGAAGTCACTGACTGACGCTGAAGGCGAAATAACTTTTCTTCCGACAAAGGCGGACGCGGCGCGGCTGGCTTGGAATATGGCGCGCGACGAAGCGAGGTTTACCGAAGACCGGCTTAAGGCACTGAAGCTATACGCCGAAATTCGCGGGTTTATTGAAAAGCCGCAAGTTAGTGTTCAAAACAACGTTCAAAATAATAATGTTCAACATAACGTTATGGTTGTATATGATCATGGCAATGACGCTGAATGGTCGGACAAGTTAAGAAATCAACAGAAGCGTTTGAAAGCTGAAATTCAAGCTGAAGCTGAAGTTATAGAGCATGTCAGCGGCGCTTAAAGAAGCAATTAAGGAAACGCTGCCGCCGCAACCGACGCCAGAAGAAGCGGCGGCGCATAAAGTTATTTGGGAACCAATACGCGGAACAAGTCAAGATTTGGCGCTTGACTCCCGGTGTCATTCGACACTTTATCACGGAACGCGCGGCGTCGGTAAGACTGCTGTTCAATTGATGCGCTTTCGCCGCCGTGTCGGGCTAGGGTATGGCAAATTTTGGCGCGGTGTTATTTTTGATCGCGAGTTTAAAAATTTAGCTGATATTGTTCAGCAATCAAAACGTTTTTTTGAAGCATTTGGTGACGGCGCGAAATGGATTAGCAGCGCCAGCGAATACAAATGGGTCTGGCCGACTGGCGAAGAATTGTTATTTCGTCATGCAAAGAAGCTTGAAGATTACGATGCGTTTCACGGTCACGAATACCCGTTTATAGGGTTCAACGAACTGACTAAGCATGGCACCGGTGACTTATATTATAAGTTACTATCAACCAATCGTTCGTCATTCCTGCCTGAAGAACATACGCCGCATGAAGTTGTTTCGGCGCATACGCTCGGAGCTATCGAAGGCATTGACCGCGTTTGGCGTCGTTACTTCACCAGCAACGGCAAGCCGCTTCCGAAGATTCCGCTAGAAGTCTTCAATACTACTAACCCAAGCGGGCGCGGACGTTCTTGGGTTAAGCGTGATATGGTTGACGTTGGCGAACCCGGTGAAGTTGTCACGACACGCACGGAAGTCTATAATCCGCAAACGCAAAAAGAAGAATGGGTTGAAATGACCCATGTTCATATATTCGGATCATGGCGGGAGAACCGCTTTATTGATCCGAAGTATGTAGCTTGGCTGAAGTCTATCAAAGACCCGAACTTGCGCCGCGCTTGGTTGCTTGGTGACTGGAGTGTAACGACGGGCGGCGCTATTGATGATCTTTGGAATGACAACGTTCATATTCTGCCGGCTAATTTCGTTCCGCCGAAAGAATGGCATATTGATCGCGCTTTCGATTGGGGAAGTTCGACTCCAGCTTGTGTCATTTGGTTTGCACAAGCAAACGGCGAAGAAGCGAAGTTGCCTGACGGCTCTATATTTGCGCCTCCTGCCGGAAGCTTGATAGCGTTTCGCGAATGGTATATTTGTGCGAAGGATGACGTGACAGGAAAGCCGATGATAGGCACCAACAAAGGTGCGAAAATGTCACCGACGATGATAGCGAAAGGAATTAAGAAGCGCGAAATAGGTTGGTTAGAACGTAAGTTGATATTACGTCAGCCGTCTGCCGGTCCGGCTGACAATCAGATTCGAAATGTGTTGGATGTTTCGAATGAAACCATTGAAGTCAAAATGTCTGCCGAAGGTGTCAAATGGACTGAGTCAGATAAATCTAAGGGAAGCAACGCAATGGGGTTGCAGGTTATACGTGATCGGCTTGAAGCTGCTTTACTCAAGGAAGGAAAAGCGCTATACGTCACGCGCGATTGTCCGGCCACCATTGAGCTAGTTCCGCCAATCCCGCGAAGCGAAGAGAAACCGGATGAAGCCGAAAACGAATATGAAAATCACGCTTATGACGTTATCAAGTATCGCTGTCTAGCTGGCAACAAGAACGCTCAAGGTAAGATTCGGGTAAAGGCATTTTAGGAAGCAACAACATGGCATTTGAAGTGATCGATAATGCGCCTATTACAGCGTCAACCGCAGTAAATGACGGCGTGACTTTCATTCGTGCCGACTTGGCTAAGAAGTTTTCAGCTTATACGCTTATTAACGACTGTCTTGAAGGAAGCGAGACAGTCAAGAACAAAGGCGATATCTATTTACCGCGTCCTGATGCCAGTAACAAGACGCAAAAGAACCTTGACCGGTTTGACGCCTATTTGAAACGAGCGGTATTTTATAACGTCACGCAACGGACGGCACTAGGTTTACTTGGTGAAATCTTCAGCCGTGCGCCGGTTGTTGAATATCCGAAAGCGCTTGAACAGGTTGTGACTGACTCTAACGGCGGTGGCATATCGTTGGAACAGACGGCGCGTGACGCGGTTTGGCAGGCTATCGGTTGCGGTCGCGGCGGTATCTTTACTGACTACCCGCCGCGCGAAGGAACAGCAACCAGCAAAGCCGAACAGGTCACCGGCAACATTCGACCGACGATTAGCGTTTACCAAGCAACGTCTATTATTAATTGGCGAACTATTACGATTGGTTCGCGTGTGTTGCTGTCGTTAGTTGTGCTGAAAGAATCCTATACCACCGGCGATGACGGCTTCGCAACGGAAACTGGTATTCAGTATCGCGAATTGCGTTTGCTGCCTAGCGTCGTCGGTATGATGTACCGCGTTCAGCTATGGCGACCGAAGGAAGGAACGAAAAACCCAACGGCTAAGGACTATGAAAAGTTTGGCAATCCTTACTTTCCGAAAGACGGCGCGGGCAACGTACTTGACGAAATTCCTTTTACGTTCTTCGGCTCTCGAAACAATGAACCGACGATTGATCCGCCGCCGCTTTATGATATGGCGGACCTGAACATAGCGCATTACCGAAACAGTGCCGACTATGAAGAAATGGTTTATATCATCGGTCAGCCGACTATCGTTGTTACCGGTCTGACGGAAGATTGGTATAGGGAAATTCTAGGCAAAGAAATTCCGATAGGTTCCCGTAGCGGCTTGCCGCTGCCGAAGGATTGCGGCGCTGATATATTGCAGGTTGCTGAATCAACCATGGCGTTTCAGGCGATGGAGCACAAAGAACGTCAAATGGTCGCGCTTGGTGCCAAGCTAGTTGAACAACGCGAAACGCAACGGACCGCGACGGAAGCCGTGCTTGAAGACTCTAGCGAGGATTCAACGCTAGTAGCGATTGCCAAGAACGTTTCAAAGGCGCTGCAATGGTCTTTGGAATGGTGCGCGGTGTTTCAAAACGTACCTGAAACCGGTATCAAGTACGAATTGAATACTGACTTCAACTTGGCGAAGCTGTCAGCCGCTGACCGGGCGGCAATTATCAAGTCTTGGGTTGACGGCGCAATTAGCTGGACTGAAATGCGCGCTGTACTCAGAAAGAACGGCGTTACATCACAGACTGATGAAATAGCCAAAGCGGAGATTGACGCTGATCAACAGAAGGCGATTGAGAACGCCGCATTAGAAATAGGCGAGACAACGAAAGCCGTTACCAAAAATTCGCCGCCGCCGGCTGCATAATGGCCAGCCGCGATTTATATGACGCTTCTGTCAGGCTGCAATTGCTGATAGAAGCCGTAAAGGTCAACTTTCAGTTGCTCTTTAATCCTGTTTTTGCTGAACTATCGGAGCAGATAAATGCGCTGGTATATGCTGTTAAAACTGAAAGCTTGGATAGCCTAACTAAGCGCGAACTTGAATTGCTGGTTGGCAAGATTCACAAGTTGCAAATAAGCGTTTATGCCGGCTATGTCGGAGCGTTGAACGATGAAATGCGCGACTTTGCCGAAGCATTGGGCGAAGTCCTGACCGCTGTCTATGAAGTCGAACCGAAGAAAGCGCCGCGCATTTGGTCCGCTATCCAATCGGAGCCGATAGGCGCGAATGGTGTATTTGTGGGCGTATTTGTTAAGTCGTTTGCTGCGACTGGTACAGTTCAGATTGAAAACATGATTCGCAAAGCGTATGCGAATGCCAAGACGAAACATCAGACTGTACAAGATATTGAAGCGACGTTAAACAAGATTCGCTTTCAATCGAACGCCGTTACTAATACAAATATTCAACACATTGCGTCAATGGTGTCGCAAAGTTATGCTGTTGGTAAGTTTGGGCGTTACCGTTGGATATCGGTTATTGACTCTGCAACAACTGATGTTTGTCATAGCCGAAACAATAAAATGTTTAAGTATGGCGAAGGTCCGCTTCCGCCAGCGCATATTAATTGCAGGTCACTGATAACGCCGCATGAAGAAGGACAGAACAGTAGAGCTGAAACGTTTTTTAGTTTTTTGAGTCGTCAAGGCAATGCAATTCAAAACATTGCATTAGGTACAAAAACTGCTGGCATGTTGCGCGCTAATCGAGTGAAAGCCGCTGATTTAATGAAGCTAGCTAATCCGATGCGATTGACAACTAGTGATTTTAGAAATTCCGTTGACTTAATTATTGACGGTGACTGACTATGGGAAAGTTTGTTTTACGTCCGCGTTCTATTCGCGAATGGTTAGAATACTATGACTATCAGCGCGACCGTCGACGCCGCAACGAAGACGACGGCGGTGAACCCGAACCACCTGTTGAACCAGACGTTGCAGCGGCATTGCCAGCAGTAAATACGGACGCGGCGACGTTGTTAAATTCAACTGTCACTTCTAATCGTTACTCGTTTGGCACAACGTTTCCTGCTGCTGATTGGACGCTTGGTTTTTGGATTAAATCACTTGCAAACGGTATTGTTTTTAGTGTCGGTCCTACGTCAAGTATCTATACAGCGAACGGCCATTTTCATATTTACGCTGGTAATGAAATTATTACAGCGACCGGCAAAGACAGCGCCGGCAACTTGTTTGCTGTATCTAGTGCCAATTCTGCCAATACGAGTTCGCGCGGCATATCTTCGCAATTTAACCCGCCATTAGGTATGGCGGTATTCTTTTGCCTTCGTAAAGTAGGTTCATTAGTTCAAATGTGGTTGAAATGGCCGGGTCATGCGCCGGTTAAAGTCGCTGAAGAATTCAGTACGTTTGGTGTGCTTACAGGGAGTGCAACTAATACTTGGGTTGGTCAGGATCGCAGTGGAAGTTTTAAATGGCATGGTCAGATTCGTAAGTTGTTTTTTGTTTCATATGCATTGACCGACGCGCAAATTGATGCTACTGCGCGCGGTGCTGACCCTGGTACTTTCGGAACGCCGGCAGTGACAGACTATCATATGCCGAATTGTCCGCCTAACGCTACTTGGACCGGCACACTTAACGGCATTGATGCTACTCGTTTCTTAACTTCAAATTATTTTGCCGCTAGTGGTTTAGGTTACAGCGAAGTTAACGACGCTGTTTTTATTATACCAACGCATGACGGTAAGGTATATCAACGCGAGTCAAATAATCGCGCGACAGTACCGCTATCAGGTACATACATTGGCGACGCCGCACCGATTCAAGTACTGCCGATTGATTCGGCAACGAATCTTTCAGTTGGCAATTGGACTACTGTTGCAGCTTCACCTAGCGGCGGCGTTTGGTCTGGTGAAATATCGCTTCCGGCTCGAAACGGCTGGTATAAGTTTCAGACGCGCAAAGTTATCGATGGCGTGCCTTCTGCGAATGTCATGACGACTTCGTTACGCATTGGCGTTGGTGAAGTTGTGCTGTTAATGGGTCAATCGTCAATGGATAACATTGGTAGTGGTGCCAGTAATCCGCTTGTTGGTGGTGTTAGAACTAATTCAGTTGCGCCGAACGGCTTATGGTCAGAGTCGCAACGTGTTGGTTATTTGATTAACGGGGTTGGCAAAGAAGACGTTAACATTGTTGGCGCTACTAATGTTGGCGGTCAAATTCAACTTCAAACTGAATATTCGCATGGTGCTAGAACAGGTCAACGTGTGCGCGCGTCATTCGTTGGCGGAACGGAAGAAGCCAATGGCGAATGGATTATTACAGTCAACGGTAACAATACGATTTTGCTGAATGGTTCGGTCTTCACCAACGCTTATACAAGCGGCGGATTTTTGTATCGAGTTGCTCCGAAAATTCGCATTCCGAATTTAACGACGCAACCGGGACTTGCAGATGGTCATAGTGTCATCGGAAACTATCTTTCAAGTCAGCTACAAATGCCTGTTATGTTGATTAATCGCGCTGTCGGTGCGGCAGCAATTCAATATTTCAGTTCATACACCTATGCCGGCGTCGGCACCGGTGGAGCGGTTACTGTTCTTCATGCTAAGCATACCGGAAAAATCGGGTCAATTCATTGGATACACGGCCAAGCTAACATTGGTCAAAACGAGTATTTCAGCGATTCAGGGTCATTGGGATCATATACAGGCTGGGGTTTGCTCGGTACGCTTTATGACTTCTTTAAAGCGGAGTTTCCCAATAACGATTTCAAATTTGGAATTGAAGGCTTTAGTACTGTTGGCGGCATCATGTCGGCATTGTCTCCGGCAAGTATTCATTCGTTCCGTATGGCCTATAAAGATTGGGTTGAACGCAAGAATGCCGCCGGTGACAATAATGTGTTTTGGGGCGGCTTCGCCAATGACTATCAGCCAATGTGGGAAAACGCCGTTCCGCTGAATTCGCACAAGAATCACGTTATATACAAGCGGCTTGCCGCACGTGTTGCGCATTCATACGCCGCTAAGCTTGGGGCTGTTGGCAATAGTGCTGAAGGTCCGTCAATTATGTCGGCATCGCGTTCAGGTGCTGTTATTACATTAGCTATTGCGCAAAACGGCGGTTCGGCACTGCGTATTCTTCGTTCCGGTGCTAAAGTGTCAGGCTTCGAAGTGAGTGCGGATGATTTCGCTACCAAGCTTTCGATTGACACCATCGAGCTAATCAGTGCGAATCAAATTCGCTTAACGCTCGCTTCAAATCCTGGCGCAGCGGTTAAAGTGCGTTATCAGTTCGGCTATGTCGGCGACTATACACCAGGAACATATTTTACACCCCGTATTACTGGCGTTGCGGATAACGGTAGCGGTGCTATTCGTATTACTTGCAGCCTGACAACAACGGCGGTAACGCCAAATGGATCGCAAGCGGTTGACGGTCATGGTTTGGTTGACGGCGATTGGATTTTGATTCAGGAAGTTGACGGTACTCTTGAAGCAAATGGCATTTGGGAAGTTGACGTTATTGATAGCGAAAACTTTGACTTGATTGGTTCCACATTTACGAATGCATTTGTTTCGACTGCCGGTCAGACACCAATTGTTGTGCGCGAACTTGCCGTTCCGGTTTATGACAATAGAACTATTGGTGGCTATGACATTAATGGCGCTCCGCTTGCGCCCACAAAAGACGCGTTGACAGCGGCTTGATTTCCTCCACGGCTGGCGGTGCCAGTCTTTTAAACTACGGTGTAGTATGAAGCGTAAGATTAAAAAAGTTGATTGGGAAGCGTTGGATGATGCCATTAAGGCGCTTTACAAAAAGTCTGACGAAGACCATTACAAGCTTGATATTGAAGATGATGATGACGTTGCGCCAGAATTGCGTCGTGCTAATGAGCGTTTGAAGCAAGAACGCCAAGAACTTAAAGAGCAACTTGAAGCGTTGAATACGCGTCTTGAAGAATTGGAGGAAAAAGGAAGTAAGAAAAAGGGCGACATTGACGCGCTGGAAACTTCATACAAGGATAAGTTAAAGAAACAGAAAGAAGAGTTTGAAGCGAAGTTGAAAAAGAAAGATGATCAATTGTCGTGTTTGCTAGTTGATAATGTTGCGCAAACAATGGCGGCGGAAATTTCAACGAAGCCAAATTTGATTCTTCCTCACATACGCGCAATGTTGACGGCAGACTTGGACGGTGACGAGCCTGTTACGCGCGTCTTGGGCAAGGATGGCAAGCCTTCGGCAACTACGTTGGCTGAGTTGAAACAGACCTTCGTTGACAACGAAGATTTTACGCCTATCATCATCGGGTCGAAGGCTTCCGGCAGCGGTGCTGGCGGGAACAACAGGGGCTCCGGTGGAGCCAAAAAGCCTGAAGAGTATACGGAAGAGGAACGCAAGAACCTGTTCCGTACCAACCGCGAAGAGTTTTACAGGCTTTTTCCACCGAACTAGGAGTTCCACCAATGGCAGTTGTACGCTTAAGCGATGCCGTCATTCCCGAAGTCTATCAAAGCTATCGCCCGGCTTTGAATAACCCGGAACTGACGGCGTTTTTTGATTCCGGCATCATCCAAACGAATCCTATTCTTGATGCAATTGCCCGCGCTGGCGGCAAGACGGGTACCATTCCGTTTTGGTTGGACCTTGATCCGACGATTGAGGAAAATCAATCGAACGATGACCCTGAAGATTTTGCCGTTCCGAACAAGCTTGGTTCGGGGCAAATGGAGTATCGCAAGTGTTTCGTCAACCAAAGCTATTCTGCAATGGACTTGGTTAGCGAACTGGCCGGTTCTAACCCGATGCAACGAATTCGAAATCGTTTTGGTGTGTATTGGGCGCGTCGCGACCAACGCCGATTGATTTCCACGTTGCGCGGCGTCTATGCCGATAACGTCGCGAATGACGCCGGTGACATGGTCACAAACATTTCTGCAGTTGACGACGGTATCTTTACGCCCGAATCGGTTATTGACGCCGAAAACACTATGGGCGACGCCTATGGTGGATTGGTGGCAATGGCGGTGCATTCGCAAGTTCGCGCCAGGATGGATAAGAACGACTTGATTGACACCATTCCCGATAGCGCCGGCCGTCCGGTGACCTATTATCGTGGCAAACGGCTGATTGTGGATGACTCTATGCCGGTTGTCAGCGGTACGGGCGCGGACCGTGTCTTTATGTCGGTGCTATTTGGTGCCGGTGCGTTTGGCTTCGGTGGTGTCGAAGGCCATGCGTTCGCAATCGGTGAGGGCATTCCGATGAATCCGACATGGGTTAATCGTATTGAACAAGCCGGGCATGGCGGCGGTCAAGAAGAAATTGGCGAACGTCGTACGTTGATTCTTCATCCGTTTGGTTTTGCATGGATTGAAGGCACTCTTACTGAGTTTTCGCCGACGAATGCGGACCTTGCGCTTGCAGCGCATTGGAACCGCGTAGTGACGCGTAAACAGGTGCCGTTGGCGTTCCTGCTATCGAAGGCGTAATTCAGCGTTATACATGGTCTGGTGACGTTGAATGAAGTCGGGCGGCGGTTAGATTAAATACCCTGACCGCCGCTTTTTGAAGCCAAACGCAGGAGTTACGATAATGGCCAAGGGTTTACCCCGAACGTTGAAAAATGCTCGCAAGCGAAACGCTAGCGGGAAACCATCCATTCCGCTGCAAATGCCAAATCAGGCACCGGCGGCAGCGGCTGATGTAGCAGCGTTGAAAACACAATTTGACGCGTTGCTGACGAAGTTGGTTAACGCCGGAGCAATGGCGGCAAGTTAACGCTTGCCGCTTTTTTCTTGCGTTCAACTTATTCACACAATTCACAGTTTGTTAACAGGTAAAGTCATGAAGTCATTAGCAGCAAGGCAAGCGGCGCGCGAAAAACAGCGCGCTAACGAACAGAAGGCGCGTGAAGACGGCGGACTTCCGAAAGAAGTTTGGCCAGAACAAGGCGGCGGCAGCGTCGCGGTCAATCAATCGGATGACCCCAACGCGGTTGATCGTCGCGAACCGGTTTCTGATGACGATGGCGACGATGATGACGATGATGGCATGACGGCTGAAGACGCCGAAAGCTGGGTTGATGATAGCGTTGAAAATATCAAGGCGAATCTTTCAGAACTATCCGACGAAGATTTGATTGCGATTGAAAACGCAGAAAAACGGTTGAAAGGACGTGTTAGCGTCGCCGATGCCATTGCAAAGGAGCGCGACGCACGGAAAGCCAAGGGCGGGGAATGGACACCGGGTAAAGGCGGTCAGTAATCTGACTTTTGTTGCGGGGTTACAATGCCGTTTCTAGTTCAGAATGATTTAGGTGACGTGGTTGGCGCGAATGCCTATATTAGCGTCGAATACTTCAAAGAATATCATTCTGATCGCGGCAACAGTATTGTTGACCCCGCAACAACCGCGCCTTATACCGATGGACAAATTCAAGGCGCTGTTGTTGTTGCAACTGATTACGTTGATGCTAAACCATGTATCGTCAGCGCTCCTTTGAATGAGATTCAAGCTACGGCGTTTCCGCGCAACCCAACCGGCTATAGTGGTTTGGACGGTTTGCCTGAAGCATTGAAGCGAGCAACGGCGGAATATGCTTTAGCGCAATTGAAGGGCGGAATTGAAGCCGCTTATGGCTTTGATGAATTGAATCGCTATGTAACATCGGAGCGGTCGAAAGTTGGACCGATTGAAGAAGAGGTTACTTACGGAAGACCAGCTAACCTTGCAACGGTGCGAAAGGTGCCGGTGGCGGAACGTTTGCTGGCTTCTTTTTTGTGTGATTCTGGCCGCTTTGGAACTTTTTCGGTGACGCGTGGCTGAATACGATAAAGCCATAGCGACAGCGATGCGCCTTATTCAAAAGAAAGGTCGCGGTATATCGCTTACGCCGCCTTCTGGCGTTGACCTTGACGCGCTGAAACCTTGGCTTGGTAAGGAAGACGGCGCGGGTATTCCGGCGCAGGGAGCGTTTACGAAAGACGAACGCGTTGAAGAAGACGGCGCGCAAAAGCGAACAGGGGAAGTATTTATTGCCGCTGACGCTGCATACGATATTACAACCGAATACGAAGTTGTTGACGGCGCGGCGGTTTGGAACATTACTAAAATCGAATTGGTTGCACCGGGAGCGCAACAAGTTGTTTGGCGTCTTGAACTGGCGGCTGGCGCACCGATAGCGGTGACACCGTGAGTAAAAAATTCAACGTCGCGGAAATCATGGCTAGCCTTGACCGGGAGGTTGCGCAAGAGTTGCAAGATACTGCGGATAGGACTGCCGGAGCACTCGTCTACGCTACGCCGGTCGGTAACCCTTCACTATGGCAATCCAAAGCCCCTGCGTCTTATGTACCCGGTCACGCGAGGCGCAATTGGCATGCAACGATAGGTTCTAAGTCGTCATCGGAATTGCCGGGCGTTGACGCTAGCGGTCAAGTCGCGTTGATGGAGATTCGTGCTGCTGTTAAGGAATGGGTTAATCGTAGCGGTAAGCATGAAAAGTTCTATATTCAAAATAACGTTCCATATATCGAACGATTAAACGATGGTTGGTCAAGTCAAGCGCCAGCTGGTTTTGTTGAAAAAGCTATCTTAGCGGCTAACGGCGTGAACACTAACGAAAGGAAGCTTCTAAAATGACACAAGACGAAGCTTACGAAGCCGTCGCAAATGCATTTACAACGTTTTGGAATAGCGAAACCCCGATAGCTTGGGACGATAACGAATTTAAGGCTGATAACAAGTCTGAATTCGTCCGTTTCTCCTGGCAGATTCAAAGTGGTTCGCAAGCCTCGCTAGGCGATAACGCCTTGCAACGTTACGAAGGCATTTTGTTTGTTCAGGTCTTCACGACGCGCGGAAAAGGTTTGCAATCGAAACGCAACCGCATCTTGCAAGAACGCATAATAACGTTTTTAACTGGCGAAGCTATTAAACAGTTGCCGGTTGTTTTTCGTAATGCCGGACCGCGCTACGTTGGACCGACAAATGCTTGGCAGCAAGCGAACGTATCGAGTGAATTTTGGTTTGACGCTATTCGCGCTTCGTAAGCGCAAAGGAAACGAAAATGTCTAGTACTAATCGCGTTGCTTTGGCGCTTATTCGTGAAGCCGTCTTAGGTGTTCTGCCTGAAAACCCTATAATCAAATCTCAACGTATTACCGGCGCTCCGAATCTCGGAATGCAGCCGAATACAATCACGTCCAACGAAATCCGCCCCGACCGTCAGGTGACGGATTTGATACTTGTGGGTAGTGAAGCCGGCGGCGACGAAGCGTTTGAATTGTCGTTTCGTTCGCAAGACGATTTGATTGAAGGCGCATACTTTAACCGCTACGTTCGTCAGCCGTTCCGCGAAGGTGCGTCTATTACGTCAGTTGGTGCCGGAATCGCGACGGTTATTGATACTAGTGGCGCTGGCGGTGGCGTTTTTGCTGCCAACGACATTGTTTATTTGGAAGGCTTCGCCGTCGCTGGCAATAACGGCTTGTTCGTTCTTACGGCCGGTTCAGCAACGAACATTACGGCGGCAGGTCTAATTGCTGAAGTGTCGCCGCCTACAACGGCCAAAATTATCCGCGTTGGTCGGCAAGCGGCGTCAGGTGATATTGTCGCGGTAACGGCTGGCGGAACGCGGCTTACTTCAACAGCGTTAAATTTTACGACGCTTGGTTTGGCGGTTGGTCAATGGATTAAAATTGGTAATAGCAACATTGCCGCGCAAGCCTACAACACTGTAGCGGCGAACGCATACGCCCGCGTTACTAGCATTGCCGCGAACGCGCTAGGGTTGTTCGTTGACTCTACCTTTGCCGCCGATGTTGGCGCTGCCAAAACGATTGGTCTGTATTTCAGTGACTTCCTGACGAATGGCGTAACGCGCCAGTCGTTTGCGGTGGAAGAACGCTTTACCGATCACAATCCAGAAACGGTGCAATTGATTCTTGGCAATGTTATTGAATCGCTTTCGGTGGAGTTCGAGCCGCAAGCAATTGTGACCGGTACCGCTACGTTCTTCGGCACAACGGGCGCGGTGTACAACCCGACCGCACCGGGCGACTACAGTAACATTTATAGCGGCACGGTTCTACGTGACACCGCTCCGGCGTCCCAAGTTTTGAATACGTCAACAAACGTTGCGCGCTTTGCGCGCGGCGGTGCGCTTATTACCGGACCGAATTACATTCGTAACTTTACGCTTGAATTGGCGAATAATCTACGGCGTCAAGAGGCGGTTGGCGTCTTTGGTGCTGCTGATATCGGCGAAGGTGAATTGAGCGTTACTGGTGATATTGAAACGTATTTTGGCGATAAGGCAATGCTTGAAGCGGTGATTAACAACACTGAAACAAGCCTTGACTGCGTCGTCAGGGATAACGACTTTCATGCATATGTTTTCGACCTGCCGCGTTTGAAGTTCAGCGAAGGTCAGCCGGACGTTCCGGGCAAAAATCAAGACGTAACGATTAATCTGTCGTATCAGGCTATTCGGCATGCAACGTTAGGTTACACCGCTAGCGTGTCGCGGTTTTGGTACGCTCGCTAATTGAAAAGGATCAGATCATGACAGACCAAGTTTCGATTTATGACGCGTTGGAAACCGATGCTAAGTTAGAACGCGAAGGTGTTGTATTGGATTTTGGTGATTATGGACGGTTTAAGGTTGCCCGCTCCGGTGGTAAGAACCAAGTTTATAATCAGCGTGTTCGAGCGATTTTGAAGCCGTATCAGCGACAAATAGACGCCGGATTGTTGAATGATGATAAGCTAGCAAAGTTACTAGCACGTCCGTTTGCTGAACATATTGTTAAGGGTTGGGAAGGTGTTTATAATCGCAACGGCGAACTGATTGAATACAGTATTGAACGTGCTGAAGCGTTGCTTACTGATTTGCCCGAATTGTTTATGATTGTTCGCGAACATTCGGCGTTGCTGGCGAACTTTCGAAAGGAGGATACAGACGCCGCCGTAAAAAACTCTTAGCAGTCTTGGTTGACGCGTATAAATCAGATGACACCGATAAGCGCGACAAGCAAGACTGGTTAGCACGGGCGGCAGTTGAAGCTGGTTTTGATGTTCCTGAAGAAACTTTAGACGATTCGCCCGACTTACGAGAGGATTTGCATTTTTATCTCATTGCATATCAAGAGTTGTCGTCAATTCGCCCGGCATCATTTGATGGTGTTATGCCGTTGCCATATGACAAGGTTATTGAATATGCGGAACGCTACAAGCTTGAACCTGAAGAAGTTGAAGAATTCTGTGATATCATTAACACTTTGGATTCGGAATTTAGAAAGTTTCTAAGCGAGAAGTCTGAAGATAAATCGGAACATAGCAATGACGGAACGCGTAATACGAGTAACCATAGACCCGGCAACGGCAACTGGCGCGGCAAAGGTTGAAGCCGATTTAAATCGGATTCATCGTGCCTCAATGGGTGCGCAAGGAGGCTTTAACTCTATTAATCAAACTGCGAAATCAGCGCTTGGTGGTGTTAGTACAAGTCTTGATAATACTGCCAAACGCGCTACCTCGTTTGGTAAGGCGTTTAAAGGTTTACTTGGTGGTGCGGCGTTTACAACGTTGGCACGTGACGTAACGCGCTATGCGCAAGCTGTTGCGGGTTTGGTTGATGAATATTCCAAGATTCAAAATCAATTGCGGCTTGTAACGACAGGTAGCGAAAACTTGCGCGTTGTTCAAGCTGAATTATTTACGCTGGCGCAAGAAACACGAAGTCCGTTAGAGGGAACAGCGCTTTTATATGCTCGTATTGCTCGAAATGCTGACGATCTTGGTTTGTCACAAAAAGAAGTTTTAGGCATTACAAGAACGGTCAATAAAGCAATCCAAATTAGCGGTGGAACGGCGCAAGAAGCTTCGGCCGGTGTTATTCAGTTTGCGCAAGCTTTGGCATCAGGTACATTACGTGGCGATGAATTGCGTTCAGTAATGGAGAATATGCCGCGACTGTCGCGAGCAATATCCGAAGGTTTAGGTGTGCCAATTGGCAAGCTTCGTGAATTGAGCGAAGCTGGCGAATTGACGGCTGAAAAAGTCATAGAAGCGTTGCAGAAATCTTCATCAGGTGTTGCAGAAGAATTTGAAAAGATCACTCCCACAATAGGCGCGGCGTTTACTGTCTTGCGTAATTCTATTGTTGATACAGTTGGCAAGTTGAATGAAGCGAGCGGAGCCGGTAAAACGTTTGCTGAGTTTGTTATTGATGCGGCGAAAGTAGTGATGCAGTTTGGACAGGCGTTGACGGGTTCGTTGCAACCTATGGACGAAGTCAGTTCAGGAATGCAGATAATCGCTAGCGCTGTGATTATCGCTTATGGTGCAATTGAAGCGTTTGTTACTTTGCTGAAAGGCATCTTTGTTACAACGTTCAAGAGCATTGGTCAGTTACTTGGCGGCTTTGCTGCAACTATTGTTGCTTTGTTTTCTGGCGACTTCAAGCGCGCCGGTCAAATAGCAACTGAAACAATGGCTGACTTCGACCGCAATTTAATCGAAGGTTCCGCGAAGACAACTGACGAACTTATTAGTGATATGTCGCGACGCATTGAATCGTTGGTTGAACTTTGGGACAAAGGAGCCAGGGACGCAGAAGCCGCGCAAGCTGCACTTGCCGGCGGCGATATGTCGAAGAAGAAGCGCGAACAAAGCTTTGATGAAATCGCTGCTGAAATTAAAGCGAATTCTATGGTATGGCAACAGTCACCTAATGCCTTGCTTGAATCTCAATCTGACTTCAGCGCTTTGGAAACATTTGACAAAGTCAACAAAGAAGCTTTAAAGGACATCGAACAGGCCGCAACTGACTCATGGAATCATATTCAGTTTGTAATGGGTCAAATTAAAGATCAAAGTAACGAATACGCAAAAGAAGCTGCTAAAAATATTCAAGGCGCATTTGCTGACTTTCTATTTGATCCGTTTAGCGAAGGTTTAGATGGCATGCTTAAAGGCTTTTTAGATGTCATTAGACGAATGCTTGCTGAAGCATTAGCGGCCAAAGCATTGCAATCTATTCTTGGTGCAATGAATAGCCAAGGTGGTTGGATGTCAGCTGCTGCTGGTGCGTTAGGTTTTACACCAAAAGCTGAAGGCGGCTCGGTGCAAAAAGGTGTGCCTTATACGATTAATGAGCGAGCGTATCAAAAACGTCGGCCGGAAGTTTTCGTTCCTAATAGAGCTGGTCGAATTATGGATCAATCGAAAGTTGACGGCAGTCAGTCACAAGCCGCGCCTACGATGGTATTTGTTCGAAGTGAAAGCGAAATACCAAATGCAATAGCGTCACGGCGTGGTAAAGAAGCAATCATTCAGCAATTGAGTACATATCCCGATGAATTCCGCGCGGCGTTGGGAGTTTAAGAAATGGTAATGGCAACTGGCACCGCAACCGATCATGCTAATTTGTTTGCGCTTCTTCGAACGTTTCTAACGACTTCGACGGGCGGTGGTGGAGCAGGGTGGACCGAATTGCGTTATGACGGCGTCAACAATCGCGTCTTGCTCCGTGCTCCTGGCCTGTCAGGTACGGAAGAAATTCATTTTGGTTTCGGGTATGTTGCTGATAATCCGAATGACGCTTATGCGTTAACGGGTTGGATGTATAAAATGTACGAACCGACATTTGGTGACTTGGGTCAACCTGGAACGTCACTAGTTCGTTATCAGCCTGTATGGGATAGTGCTATACCGTATTGGTTCAAAGCGAACGGTCAGCGCATCATTATTATTACCAAAATTTCAACATCATACTTTTCTAGTTACTTGGGAAAGTTTTTGCCGCGCTCCGCGCCTAGCGACTATCCACAACCCTATTATTTAGGCATGGTGACTGATGCCAATAATCGTTGGTCACTTGCTAGTAGCGATAATCGAATTAGAAGTTTTTTTGATCCTGGCCCAACCGTTCAAATATTACAACCAAGCGGCAATTGGCAAAGTGGCGGCAATTTTAGTCAAAGTAGCAGTGAAAGTACAATGTCAACCAGTGGTTGTTACGTTTGGCCATATAACGGCAACGTTTTTAATAGTGTTGACGTTACTCGTTGGCGTGAAATGCGAAACAACCTTGACGGCAGCTATCCACGTTTTGCGTTGGAATTACTCGCTGACTCGCCGACGAATGATTTGCTAGGTGAACTTGACGGCGCTTACGCTATTCCTGGATTTTCGGCAGCGTCGGAAGACATCATTCAAATTGACAGCATTGACCATTTGATGATTCAAGATGGCGCTAAAACTAATCGTTGGAATTATTGCGGCGTTTCGCTGGACTAAATTATGGCATACGAAACGGGAACATCATCGGGTCCGTCTGATTTGGTTAGCAAGTTGCTAACGTTTGCCGCTGCAAATGGCTGGACGGTAACACCGGCAACGGTAGGAAGCGTCCTATCTAAAAGTGATATTGTTTGCGGTATTTTGGCCGACGCGACAACGATTCAATTGTGCGGGGGTTTGAGTGCTAGCGGCGCGGTTGCGTGGAACGCTCAACCGAATAACCCCGGCGTTAGCTTTAGTTGTAACGTCGGTGCTGGACCATATCCGGCTTATCATTTTTATTCTGACGCCGAAAGCGGCGCTGAACGTTTGTATGCATCTATCGAAATTAGTTCAGGTATTTACCGTCATTTGCTAATGTGTCGGCTTGTGAAAATTGGCGCTTGGACCGGTGGAACCTATATAGCGGCAACGTATCATCTATTAAGTACTCCTTATATTGATAGTAAAGAAGCCAGTCAACACGCATATTTAGCCGACACCAACGGCATTAGTAATCATCATTTATCTTGTGACACTGACGGTCGCGTTAATTCATGGTCAACAGGCGTTGATTCTGGTTCGTCAGTCGTTACTGGCTTTCATGGCAACTACCGAAACGGCGGCTTAGGCTATAACTCGCTTCAAGTCGGCCATGCTCGGTTCAGTCTTCGAACGATTTTGCAACCGTTGCTGATATTTCAAATTCGACCGTCAGGCTTACGGTCAATTGTGGGATATGTGCCGAATCTGCGCGGCGTCAATATGGAACTATACCCGGTTGGCTTCCTTGACAACATTGGTGGCGACGATTGGCGAATGTGGCCTAATACGCTTCGGACCGACAACAACGGAAGCATTGGTTCAACGACGCCGTCAAGTGGTTGGTATGGATATGCGTCAAGGCAAATAGCATAAGTCATGGCAACGTTTCCAGGTAATGCGGTTCCTAGCGTCTTGCTAACGTCATCGTTTGGCTTAGACGATTTTGAATCAAAAGACCTTGTACCGCAACGAAGTGCATACTTATTAACGTTGCCTATGTTTGGAATACAAACATCAACACAACCGGTTAATGAAAATCCGGTGACCCATGTTGGCTATGCAGTGGAGCTGTATGGCTTTTTGCATTTCTACAATAAAATTCATTTTCAATATCCTGAACTTAATCTTGGGAATGTTTTAGGTGATCAGCAAGTTAGCTTTTGGGTTTTCAATGCGTTTTTTGAGCCAACTACGCTTGAAACTATTGAACAGATAATAGGTACTGAAGACCTTAACTTAGAACCCGGTGAAGATGATACACCGATTCTATTTGCTCCATTTGAACAGTTGTTTTTTGAATTGTCTATTCCGGCATCAGGTCCGCCAAATGTCGATGTTACCTATGAATTTGATTTTACTTTTATAACAATTGAATTGCATGTTTTCGGTTCTCGTTTAGTATTGTTTCCATATATCCCACAAAGTGATATTGACGAAAATTTGGAGTTTTCAACGGTTGTTGACATTAGTGATGATGAAAGTGAACGTCGCGCTCGGCTTCGCAATCCGCGTCAACGTTTAACATATGAAATTCTTAGCGATGATATTGCAAGTGCTGATATGCAAAGCTTGTTGTTTGATTGGCAGCCGCGCGTGTTTGGCGTTCCAGTATGGTTTGAAGCACGCTATGCGTCATCTACTGTGGAGGAAGGTAGCTTTATTGTTCCAGTGAATACAGCTTATGGAGATTTTCGCGTTGGTGGTTTGCTGTTTATATATCAAGATAGAAACAACTTTGAAGCGCAAGCTATAACAGAAGTGAATACGAATGCTATTGAAGTTCAGTCGCCAGTTTCGCAGAATTTTGAACGTTCGTTGATTATGCCTATTCGCGACTGTTATGCATCTAATAGCATTGCGCGTTCTAAGTACCCTGTCAACGCAACCAGAACAATGGCAACGTTTTTGAGCCTAACTAATGTCAACCTTGCTGATACAACCGGTGCAACGTTCTATGACAGTCGAGTTGTATTGACTGATGTTAATTTCATGGGTGGAAGCAATCTTAAGCCTTATGATCTGTCAAGAGCAATTTCGTTGATCGATACAAAAAGCGGTTCGATTTATCAGACTTCACAGACTGATCGTAGCAAAATTAGAACAAGTAAAGTTTGGAGTTTGAACACTATGGTAGATATTTGGCGTATTCGTCGATTGCTCCATTACCTTACTGGTCAAAAATCATTTTGGGTTCCGAGTGGAATGCATGACTTGATGCTATTACAGGATATAGCTGCTGGCGCTACAACGCTTAGAATAGCGAATGTTAGCTATTCGACGTTTATTCGCCAACGTCGTCCATTGGCCGATATTCGAATTAGCTTGAAGGACGGTAGTCAGTTTTTCAGACGAATTATCGACAGCAATGCGGACGGTCAAGATGAGGTTTTATCGCTGAACGCTGCTGTTTCTGATTCAGTTATTTTCGTTAATCAAGTTTATAAGATCGATTTTTTAATGTTAATGCGAATTGATGGTGACAAAGCTAACATAGGTCATCCAATTACCGGTAAAGCAATTGTTTCCGTCAATCTTGTGAGTGTATTTGAATGACTTGGGAAACTGCCGAAGCTAGTGTTGAATCTAGCGAACCTATAGAGCTATTCGAATTCGCCGTATTCGAACGCTTATATCGGTATAATAGTGGTGATCGTGACATTTCGTACGAAGGCCACATTTGGACTACGCATGCTGGTTTAAAGCGCTCTGCGATTGAAGACAATGGCCGTATCGACTCCGGTTTTGTTGATATCACGGCTCGGTCAGATTTTACTATTGCAGCTATGTTCGATCCTTATCCACCAGATGAAGTTGTGACGGTTCGAATTAGACGTTTGCAGGTTGGTGAAGGTGATGCTCGTGATCAATGGTTAGGACGTGTGTTGAATGTAAGTTGGCCAAGTATTACGGCTAGTAAGTTGCGTTGTGAACATCATATGAGAAGCTTGCAGCGCTCCGGTTTACGTCGCAAGGTGCAACAGGTGTGCGGACATCGATTATATGGCAACGAATGCAAAGCCGATCCCGAATTGCATACAGAACTAATAACAGTTGACGCAATTAACGGACGCCGCATTACTTCAGCAGACCTTGCCGCGCTCGGTAGCAATTGGGCAAGCGGCGGCGTTTTATTGTGGGAATTTCCTGTAAATCAAATTAATAAACGTGGTTTATGGAATCATGACGGGGATCATGCTGATATGACTTATGGTTTGCCGGAGTTGCAGCCAGGAACTACAGTAGCCGTGCTTCGTGGTTGTCCGCATGATTATGAATCGTGTGGAATGATATTCGACAATCAACTTAATCATGGCGGCTTTCAAAATTTTAAACCGCGAAATCCATTTGATACACCGGTATTCATCTAATGGTTGAATTTTTTATATATTTGATTTTAACGATTATTGCGATAGCGGCTCAAAAAAAACCGCCTGATGCTCGTGCGGCTGGATTAGATGAACTTGAAGTGCCGGTTGCTGAAGACGGTCGGGCTATACCGGTTATATTTGGTCGGGTTAGAATGAAGTCACCAAATGTAACTTGGTTTGGTGATATGGAAACTCGTCGTATTCGAAAGCGTTCTGGTTTTTCTAAAACTACAGTTGGTCATAAGTATTATCTTAAATTTCAAATGGCGTTTTGTCATGGTCCGATTAATAAAGCCGGCAATCCGTTGTTTGGTGAAAAACAAATAAATCCGTCTTTGGCTGCATTGTTTGATTTGACTCTATTAAGACCAAGTTCTTATGAAATTCCCTTTGATGATGGAAATTTCTTTGGTGGTGAAACGCGCGGCGGTGGAGCTAGTGGTATTTTGCATATTCGGGCCGGTTGGGATGATCAAATGCCAGCGCCTCAATATAAGAACGGTATAACGGATAACAATGCATATAGAGGTGTTGTTACAGTTGATGTTTATAAAAACGGTTCTCCTGGCGGCATTTGGATTGGTAACAGCGAACAGTTACGGCAAATTACTATCGATTTTGAACGAACAACTGAAGGTTGGGATGGTGAAATATGGTATCCAGAAAAAATTAACATAGCGCGTGATCCTGACGACTATGAACCTTATAACGATATGAATTTTGCTCATATCGTTTACGAATCCTTGACTAATTCTAAATGGGGAATGGGTGGTAGTCGCGATCAAATCGACGATGCTTCGTTTCGTTTGTGCGCTGATAAATGTTATGATGAAGGCTTAGGCGGCTCCTTTAAATGGGAGCATGAAATGGAAATCAAGGCGTTTATTGATCGCGTATGTGAACACATGGGCGGTGGTTTACGCTGGAATGAAACCATTGGCAAATGGCAACTTGTCCTTTTACGCGGCGATTATGATGTAGAGACAATACCGCTTTATACTCCATCTAATTCAAAATTAATTGAGTATGAAACTGTTGGCAATGGCGAACGTATTAATCAGATTACGTTGAAATATACTGATATTCGAACTTTTGAGCAGACGAGTTTTACGGCGCATGATTTGGGAAACCAAATGTCGCAAAATGCCGAAATACCAATGACGCTGGATCGTCCTGGCTTGACTGATGCTGCTACAGCTAGAGCGCATTTGACGCGTGAAATTTTTACGCGTGTATCGCCAATGTCGAAAATTAAAATTGACGTGTTTCGCGGTACTTCACCTATGGGGTACGCTGGTGTTTTCAAATATCAGGAGCCCGTACATCATTTGTTGCCACGTGTTTATCGCGCTTTGAAAGTCGGTAAAGGCGATATTGAAACGACGATGATGAAGGTTGAAGCTGTTGCGGATGTATGGGCGGAAAGCAACGAAAGTTGGCTTATTACTCAACCACCGTTGACACCGCCTAGTGATCCACCGCCACCAGATGACGGCAGCGATAATTTAAGCGGTCCTGGAATTGTTAATAGTAACTCGACAACGCCACCGGTTGATCCTGATCCTAATTCCACATACATACCAGCGCCGGGTTCAACTGGTGATTGGGCAGGCCATGATGGTGAATTTGCTGATTATGATCCCGATACCGATTCATGGACGTTTACACCGATTCCAAATCATACTTTCATTTATGATGAAACGGCGAATGAATGGTATGAATATGTTGACGGTATTCAATTACCGCCACCTTGGATTGCAGACATACTCACGGACAAAGGCGATATTATCGTTTTTAACGGTACTGATTACGTTCGCAAGCCGGTTGGCTCTAATGGCGAAGCTTTAATTGCAGATTCAACTGATGCGGCTGGAGTGCGTTACAAGGCACTTGAAGCGGCTGTTGTGGATATGCGCGGAGCAACTTGGGTTCGCGGTGGCGCTGCTATCGTAATTCCCACAAATGTTGTTTATATTCATTGTCCAACTGCTGGACAAATCGCTAAAGTTGTTATTGCAACCGGGCCTATTGGTACTAACGGTAGTTGCGTTGTTGACGTTTGGAAGAATGCTGTATTTCCGCCGCAAGTCGCTGACAGTATTACCGCTAGTGCCAAACCGACGATTACAGCTGGCGTTAGCTATCAAGATATTACTTTAACCGGTTGGAACAAGACGGTTAACGCTGGCGATTGGTTGGCTTTTAATTTGGATAGTTCTAGCTTATTTCGTTTTGTCAGCGTTCAATTGTTTATTTTTCAACCTTCGGCAGTTTTATAATGACTACAGCAACAAGCGTTAGCCGCATTCGTCACGACTCTGACGCGATGTTTCAAGAATGGATTCAAGAAATGACAACCAAGCTAGCGGCATGCGGTTTGGTGCAAACGGCCGATACCGGCCAAATTAATACCGGAACGGCGACGCGACCGGCACCCAATACATCAGCTGGTTATCAGATTTGGCGCTTTGATGATGCGCTTCAATCGACCGTGCCGGTGTTCATTCGATTTGAATATAGAAGCGGTGGCGGCACTACGATCCCAACTATGTTTGTTGGTGTTGGCACTTCGACTGATGGGTTAGGAACGTTAACCGGCCTGAATTTCACACCGGTTGTAATGGGAAATTCGAATAGTAGTCAAATAAGTGATACGTTACGAAATTCTTACTGGTGTCATACCGATGGTTTCTTTGGTATGAATTGGAAGGTCGGAGCCGGTAATACCGAAATGTTATTTGGTATTGCTAGAACGGCCAACTACACTACCGGCGCTGCTACGGGCGATGGCTTGTTAGTTGCTAAACTCGGTACTACTACTTTTGCAATATATGCATTTAAGTTAACTGGAACAACGTCAATTATTGTTGAAACTAATGTTAACAGTGCTCAATTGTGCCATTGGCCAATGCTAACATCGTCATCTTCGCTTGTTGGGCTTGATCCGCAAGTCGCTTTAGCATGGATTCCGCTTCCTAGAGTAACGCCGGTATTCGGCTTAGTCGGGGTTCGTGATTCTGAATTTTTGGCGCACAATACATTTACCTTTACACCCATCGGTTCTATTAGTCATACGTACTTGGCGTTGAGTTCTCAGTTTTCATATATGTGTGCCGCTAGCTATCTAAAAGCGGCTATGCTTTGGGAATAATATCATGCCGCTTCCGCATCCTTATATCGATCCTGGTGGCAATGAGCCTCAATCAACTGTTGGACTTGTTAGCGGTTCGGCTATTTTCGTTGCAGAGCCGTTGTTAATGCCATATACACCGTTAAAGATTCAACCTAGCACTAACCCTCCTAGCGGTGGCGGTGGTGGATCGGATGAAACTCATGGATATGCTACGGCAGGTTAACCGAATAATGAAAGTGTCTTTGGCCGTTGATAGTAACCGATGTCAAATAGTATTTCGGTTGTCTCGCGAATGTACCAATCAAAATCAATGTCGTTAGGAAGTTCGTCAGGTAAGACCATAAGCGGCTTTGCGCCATCGGTTTTTGGAACCTTATTGCCAGTTAGTTTATATTTAATTACGCCTACACTACCGCGAGCGTAGTACCAGCGAATTGCTTTGCCAAGATAATGACCGTCTTTTACGGCACCACCTTTGACATTGCGGACGCTTACAAAACGTCGAACGTCCTTCGTCCCTTTAATGGTGTTTTCAATAGGCGTACCAGCTGACAAAAGAGCCTGAACAGCGTCAGAACATATCAACGTTTCCGGATTCTTTGATAAGACCGAGTTTTGCGCTGAACCCTTTTCACAGTAAGCGCCTTTTGTTTTGCAAGTGCCGTCTTCTTTCAACGCTATGTAGTTGTTCACGTCACGGCTATAGATCGCCTTATAGCGCGTTTCTTCAGTTTGGAAACCGGTAAGCCGTTCCCATTCTTTGATAACGCTGCCAAGCGCGTCATAGCTGGACTTGCGGCATTTCATAACTATACCGTCAGTGTTGCCGCTAACTACCGATACGCCGTCAACAGACTCCGCCATTTCAATCAGCAGCAACAACGACAGCTGACCGGTTAACGTCACCGCTAATAGCAAATCTGGTGAATAAAGTGTTGAAAACTTGTTACCAAGTTTCCCGAACGTGCCGTTGATCGCAATTTTCAAGCCAGAATCAACGGCTTTGTTGCTTGCCTTCTTCGCTGCCAGTCTTTTTTCTACAATCCAGTTATAGACCTGAAGGAACGCTTCGCCCAAATGGAGCGGAAATAGACGCTGATTTAACACTATGCGCGGATAGTATGCCGCTACGTCACGGTCCAAAATTAGAACGTCATCCGTTGCGACGTGCGCGGCTTCCTTCTCCTGGCTGTGAAGTCCCCCGATGCCCATTTTGTACACTGTTTGTCCGATTGTCAGACGAAGCTTGCCGATCGATGCCGGCAGGATGGCCGCGCCGTTCTCGCCGATCACAAAAATTGCCCGGCAGACCGTCGCTAGCGCCTCCTGTAAGGCGGACGACTGGAACTGAAGGTAAGCGGGCGGGTAGTAGCGGCACGCGCTAGGCGGGCTTTTGTTGCGTGTCGGGTAGTGGCCTAGAACGCGGTGTAATTCGGTGTTAATGATCGCTTCGGCAACTTGCGCGTCGCTTAGGCTTCGAAAGTCGCGTTGATACTCACGTCCTAGCATTTGCCTTAGCTCTATATGCTCGGCTAGGTGGATCAACAACAGTTTCGTGTTTAAAGTGTCATTAGCACAATAAGGCAATATCTCTAGCGATTGTTCATACGTCAAATGAACGTCAGGCTCAATAGGCAAGTCTTGCATTACTGGGCAATGCAAGCGGCCGGCGTATAGCTTCAAGGACGCTTGCAGCGGAGCAACGCCAATCAGGTCAATGTGATTTAACGGCGGTATCTGTATTGCAAACGTTTCTTCTATATCACTCGGTCTAGCATCCTGATAAATGATTTTGCAAGACGCTTGATAGATTTCACAATAGTCTTTGCCTTGCAGCGCCATTGCCAACAACGGCATATCATATACACCGGAGTTGAACCCGATCAAACAATGACGCCAAATCAGCCAAGACAGCTTTTCGGTGTCAATAGACGCAACCGGTGACGATTCAAATATAACAAGCTTGTCACTGACGACATGACGAAATACAACTAGGAAGTAATTCGGGTAACATTCCACGTCAAATATGAAAGCGTCGCCAACCGGGACGCTTATTAATTCGTCGTCAGTGAAAACTGAAATCATTTAGCCGCCGCCAATTGCAGGTTTATACGGAACCGGCTCGGTCGGTTCATTGCCGCCCATGACGATGCCGCGTACCTTACCATTTTGAAATTTCACGCGATGATTAGCGAACGTTGTATTGTGAAAATGCGGCTGAACGCCCTTCAAGAACTCCGGGTTAAAGCTGAAGCCGTCAGGAACCCCGTCAATATCAAAGCTAGCTCCAATACCGTCATGACGGCTTGATTGTATCCTATCGCCTTTCAAATGAACAAAGCCTTTGTCGGCGAAATCCTTAACAGCGTCAATCGCTTCGAAGAAGCCAAGCGGCAGCGGTGCCGGGTTGTCTGCAGTTGCATCAAATATGGCGGTATAGTTCGGGTAATGGTCCTTGAACAGTTGCGTTTTTATAAAGCTTTCGTCGGCGAAATGAAACGTTATTGAATTCTCAGAACCGCCGATTGCAACCAATTGCTTGTCACATTTTGAAACGGCAACGGCTGACGCTTTCGGAATCAAAACGCTAGCCGGGATTTCTAAACCGTGCCAATGCTCCAACATTAACATTCCATTCGTCGCTACTAACGTTTGCGACTGAAGAAAAACAGCGCCTTTAAACGCGGCGAACGCCGGGTTTACGTTATCCAGCAATAGCCAAGCGAACGCACCTAGCGCGGTCTTCAGTTCGTCATTCGCGGCCATTATCGGCGGATCGGGCGCGCTTAGCGGCATGTCTTCAAAGCGAACGCAATTAATATTCGCTTTAAAGCGCTCTGACTTGATGTTTAAAATCGCTTCGCTTAGCTGGGTTATAGCGATGGTTTCTCCACACTTCGCTAACGCGGCAGCTAGGCTGCTAGAGTGTGGGCAAGCGCTAATATCCTCTTGAACCTTGCAACCAATTGTCAACACTTCGTCAAAGGCGACGCACCAATGACCGTTGATAATGCAATGGGTTTGGTAGTTCGTGCCGGCGTTGCGTTGTGCCGGCATGATGAACTTTAACGCCGCCAGTAGTTCGGCAGCGGCGCTAGGTTTCGCGGCGGCTGTCTTCTTCCTGGCTCGCTTTGTTATTTTCTTTGTAGTCGATTCTGGAACCGGAACGTTGTCTGTTACTTCGGTCATAAAGCCTTTCTCTTGCAAGTATGGGATTACTTTCCTTTGCCAAATAATTTCAGCTAGCTTTGGGAAAGCTTCGCGTTGCCAAGCTTCGTCAGCATGTTCGGCCATTGGCTTTTAAAGCCTCCATAAGCATGCGAATGGCTTGTTCGTAATCATGTCGAATTGATGGAAAGTCATCTTCAACAACCGACGTACAGGCGATGCGTCGATATTGTTCCGTTAAAGCTACAACGGCGTCAAATTCTTTATTTTGTAACGTTATCTGATCTTCAATGCTAGGCGGCTCGGCTGGTAATAAATTAATTTGTTCGCCAAGTTGCGTTTCAACGGCAACAATTTTCATAGCCGCATCAAAGCGATTATCTTTCACGCGCCTGCGTAGTTCTTCAATATGCTTTTGAACCGCTTGGCGGTCAGGTCCGGGCAACCTGTCTAGCTGGGTTCGCATCATGTTAAGCGTCATCATGGCGGCGGCTTTACGTTTCTGTTGCATGTCCATAATTCACCTTTCAAAATGGTATATCGTCATCCCAATCACGGCAACCATGAACGATGACTTGCGGCGGTGGAGTTGCTTTGTATAGCTGGCAAACATAGGTTTTACCCGACATAGGGACTTCGTACCAGTTGATACAGTTAAGGCATGTTCGCCATATATGCGCGTCAATTAATCGTCTTTGATGCTTTTCAAGTGTGGCTTGAAGTTCGTCTTTGTGATCGTTTGCGATTTGTTTAGAATTCATGTCCTAAAACTTCCGGATGACGTTTGTTAACCCACACTCTAACGCGTCTTGGCTGTTTCAGTTGGCTGCAACGCTGCAATGCTTGATAAGTGTACTGCGGCGGTTCTTCGCCGTGGCGTTGCCTCCACCAATCACGCGCCCGCTTGCCGGCAAAGCCGCTATGCTCCAACGTTACCCATTCGCTGAACATTTGCATACCGCAAATATAGCTGACGCGAATAGACGGCGGCTGAATTAAGAAGCCTTCGCCGTTCTTCTTTTCGTGGAGGTTATACAATACCTTGGTAACGTTGAAATATTCAATTTGCGGGGCATCGTCTTTAAGCAATGCCATTTCAGATGCTGTTTTAAATAGTTTGTTTTCAAAAACGAATTCTTCACCGCAACCGCCGTTTAGAATACCTTCTTTTGCGCTTTTGCCGCCACCGCAAAAACGTGCGGCGGCATGGTTATAAATTCCACAATCACAAATTCGAATCGGCAAGTCACCGCCGCCTTTGCCGGGTTTGCCAGGAATGCGCGGGTCATTGATTGGACCGTTACGCGCGGTGTTGCCGGCGAAGTCGCCAACTAAGCAATTGCGCTTTCCCGTCGCTGGTGATGGTCTGGTTCCGCGACCGTACTTTTGAACGTGTTTACCCGGTGAACATGTTGCTTGCAAATCGATAATAAAATCAATTGGCGGATGATTAACGCCCGTTGTCAGCTTATTCATGCTGACTATCGCTCGCAAATATCCGTTCTTCCAATCTTTCATTCGGCGTTTGTTTTCTTTTCCGTCAAGGTCGCTATGAACTGCCGCCGTTTGAATGCCAAAGCTTTGAAGCATTGACGCGACGTGTTCAGCGTTTCGTATACCTGCTGCGAATGTGAGCCAACAAGCGCGGTCATGGCCCATTTCAATAGATTCTTTAACGGCAGCGTGAACGACTTCGTCTTTATCAATGATCGCTTCGGCTTGTTTCTGATTTAATTCGCCACCCACAATACCAACGCCGCGAAGGTCAATTTGTGTTATTGTTTGTTTTGGAATGAGAGGGCAAAGATAGCCTTCGGCAATTAGTCTATTGAATGCTTCATAGCCTGTAATGTCATAGCAGATATCAGTAAACAAACCGTCTTCAATCAAATACCCTTGCTTCAACCGGAACGGTGTAGCGCTAAAGCCGATGACTTTCAAGTGTGGATTGATTTGCTTCAAAATCGCAATTGCCGCTTGATACATGCTAGAGTCTTTTGGCGATAGCAAGTGACATTCGTCAATTAAGACTAAGTCAATCCAACCAAACAAATACATTTTTTTGTAAACGCTTTGTATGCCGGCAAATGTTATCGGCAAAGTATGTGTTCGTTCGTTCAAGCCGGCGCTATAGATGCCAAGTGGCGCAGTTGGCCAAAGATTAAACAATTCGGCGGCGTTTTGTTCGATAATTTCTTTGACATGCGTTAGCATTAAAACGCGCTGGCACGGCCAAAGGTTGAAAACGCGGCGTAAGAATTCGGCTATGATGTAGCTTTTGCCGGTGCCAGTAGGGAGAGCGACAATAGGGTTGCCGGTATTACCTTTGTCAAAATAGTCAAAGATACTGCAAACGCCTTCGTCTTGGTACGGTCGAAGCTGCATTTATTCATGAGCCTTTTTAGCTATCCACCAAAGGACGGCCAAAGCGGCAATAATTAAAACAATCGGTTCCATCAGCAAATGTACGGACGGGTGCTAGAAAATTGGTTAGCAAGCGCTAAACGTGATTTGCGCTCAACAGGTATTTGACAGTGCAATACAGTAGGAAAGACGTTATAAATTGGGTCATATTCCATAATGACCCAACCGACTGCTTTATAACTATACCGGTAGCGCGGTTTACGCATGCTTTCTAAGTTCCGGGAACATTTCAAGCAATCGAATTTGAAATTCATCCAATTCGCGTTGAATATTATGCATTTTATTCATATCTGCATCTGTTTCTTTTGTTCCTTCGTCTAGTCCGCTCATCAAAGAATCTAACAAGTGTAATGCACCGGCATAGAACGCGCATTCTGTTTCGTTGCGTTGACGTTCGCTTGCTTCTGCTGGTATACAAGCAAGTTCATAACCAAACCAACCAGCTTTAATTATCAATCCTTGGGTCATTAAATCTTTGGTCATTTTCTCGACAAGTTCTTTCTTAATCATTTGGTTTATACCTAAGTTGCTATATAAAAATTAGTTTCCGCCGCGCCTTGGCCATTTCATGATTTTATATTTCAAGTATTCACCGATCAATATAGCCGCTTCGGAGTTCGCCGGGTCGCGTCCGTAAGTCGTCACCCATTCTTTGCCGTCGCCGCCGATGCGACGCCCGATAATGATGATTTGATCATAACCAAACTTTTCAGCGACTTGTTTAGCCGCTTCAACTTCGATAGGTGCGGGGCTATCTTTTCGCATTTGTCAGCGCCTCATATTGTGGGCAACCAATCGGAACAAAGTCGCGCGGTATATTGCCATTGTGAACGCGGCAATACCATTCACCGCTTTCGGCTGGCATCGCATGCCGACAGCTTCGGCAATTGCGTTCGGGAAGCGCGCCTTCATGGCAAAC